CGGGTACGGCGGGCGGCGACCGATAAGGGCCGTTTATACTGCCGCTGCCCTCCCATAAGCACTGCTGATCGATCAGCATCGCTGATGCAGCGGGAGCCTGCTGATTAGCATCGCTGATCGATCAGCATCGCTGATCAGTGGGAAGGGGACCCCGTAGGGTCCCCGGTGGCTGATCAGTGGAACACTACATCGTAGCAGTAGCGTCCGAAGCTCTCATACCACTCATTCCGATCCTCCCAGGTGAGGAAGGTCACGATGCCTCCCTCGCAGGGAACCACCTGGTATGTGGCGCTGTATGCCACCCGGCTGATCGTGGTGTTCTCAGCGGTAGCGGTGACGGCCTTAGACATAACCCTTAAGCGGTGCGGGCACCGATCGGCCCGCTTGATGTAAGTGTACAGCATGGCGGGGCCAGCCCTGGCTGACTGGCCCTAAAGTTCACATTCAGTAACCTAACCAGGCCAACCACTCCCCGGCATCAACCCCGTGGGGCCAGGCGATGGCTGACCCATACAGGGCGAGGAATTCCAGCCCTACGCCATGGCTCACAGCCTCGCTGAATGCGTCCTGATAGGGGATGCACCCCTGATCGTTTGCCCTAGCCATCGTTGCCTCGCGTAGTGTTTCGTACATAGTGCTTGTGCTTGTGGGGTGTGCTTGTGGGTAGGAAGGGGAGCCCTGAGGCTCCCCGTAGGGCTCACCAGCTGGCGGGTTCGGCGTCAGCCTCCCATTCAGCCTGTTCGGCCTCAGTCATGGGCCTGGTGAGGCTGAGCGGGCCACAAGCCCACAACTCCACCTCTTGCCCTTGCTCGGGCTCACAATTGAAGCTCAGAACCAGCTCACCAGGCAGGTAGAGCCAACCACGGGTAGGCTGGCCAGCCTTGGTGTCTACGTAGAGCCAATGCACCACGGTTTGGAACTTAGGGGGCAGTTGCAGGTTGCCCACGGTGCACGGGGTGTAGAGGTCGATCGGTTGCATGATCTCGGAAGCGGTGCGGGGTCCGTTTGCCCCGCTTGTGAGAATTGTAGGGGATAAAGGGGCAAACCGTCAAGCTTGCCCCGGTGGCTGATCAGCCCTGGTGTAAGAGCACAGCCTCCCTATCAGTGGGCTGATACTGGCAGATAAGCAGGGCCTGCCAGACCTTGCGAGCATCCTCTAGGGATAGCTCTACAACGTCAGGGCCACAGGCGAACACCATCCGATCGGTCGCCAGCCGTTCAAACGTGGCGATGGTGCCGGAGGGTGCCTGCAGATAAAAGGCCATGGGGGGTCTCCCTTGGTTTGCTTGCAAACTCTACCACAGGATGGGGCCAGCCTGGCCAGCCCCGTGATCTGATCAGGAATCGAAAAGGATCTGTGAGTCGATCTCAAGCTCGACCGCTCGCCGATACTGAGCCAGGGCAACCCGCTTAGCCACACGGTCGCCACGTGAGCCAGCGTTGCAGGCGAGACACCACCAAACCTCCCACCTAGCAGTGGAGATGGGAAGCCCTTCCGGGCGATCGTAAGCAACGTGTGTGGAGATGGTGCTGATCATGGGTCTGGTGTGTGTGTGGTGTGTGTGGTGAGATGGGGCCAGCTAGTGGCCCCGGCTGGCTCACTTCAATGCCTGCAGGCGCAGAAACAGAGCCTCGATCTGATCATGGGTCAGCAAGACCTTTTCATAGCCTCCCTCTTGCGTTGTGAACATCACGGGCCGGCCTGCAACCTGCGGGGTCTCATTACACCAAACATCAATGCAATGGGCTAGGAAGTCGGCTTCAATGGGGTTGATCATGGCCATGGTTCGGCTGTCGGTTGGACTTGTAAAGTGTACCACGGGAAGGGGAGCCCGTAGGCTCCCCGGCTAGGGTCAGATGCACTGATCAGCCAGCCAGTCCCGAACCTCGTGAGGATAGGTGGCCCAAGCCTGCAGGGCGTCGGCGAGCATAGAGCATTCCAGATAGCCACGGTCAAAAGCCCATAGAGCCCCACCCTCTAGGTTGCCTGTGAGCGAGAGCCAGATCGCAAACGTGCTCGGCTTGCCCTTGGCTTCGCTGTCAGCCCAGCTCAGCAGGCGCTCGCAAGCGTAAAGAGCCTGATCAACGGTAAGGCGGGTTTCAGTGGTAGGCATCGCTGTAGTGCGGTGTACGTAAAGAACACTAGCAGGCTCCCGCTGCGGTTTGCAAGGGGGGCTTGTGACAGCTTAGAAAGTGGCACAGCTGTGGCGGTTTTAGAACTGGCCCACTGGGGTTTGGCGTGGGCCAGTGGGCCAGTGGGCCAGTGGGCCAGCTGGCCCTGTGCCAGCTAGTCAGTCGTCCATACCCATTGCTGCCTTCAGTGTGTCATATGCCTTCAGGTAGTAGTCAGCGTCGCTGGCTTTGCCAGCGGTTCGGCAATCGCAAGCAAGGCAAAGCAAAGCGGTTCGGATCGTGCTCCATTGTGCCTCAGTCAGGGTCACAGTGCAGAGATCCAGAGGTAGGACGTTGGTGCGGGTCATTGGGTTCGGGTGTGAACTGAGATAATCATAGCATGTGAGCTGGGCTGGTGTGGGCTGGTGTGTGGCCAGCCCGTGGATTGTCACATTACGTAATGTGTATAGTTGTGTCCATACGTGTGTGTGGATGGGTAAGTAGTTAGTTGTAATATATAATGGTTAATAATTACATATAATGGTTAATAATTATATGTAATGCTTAATAATTCTTGTCTACCAAAATATCATTCTCCCAAACTACATTTGTTGTATTAAATATAACGCTTAATAATTCTTCAGTCAATTCAATATAACCCATAGTGTTCAGTTCTTCTACTTGAGAATCAGTGAGGAAGGGATTCATGGGGTGCCTTTGTTTGACCCCCATAGAATCGCACAGATCCTGGCCAGAGTCTAGGGGGTCTTGTGCCAGTGGTTGAACTGGTTTTAGGACTTGACGGGTGCTCGGACGGTGTGCTAGACTGAAGGTAGACTCTCTTTTTCTGTGTGACGATTTGTGAACTGGTCACAGCTGGGCTCGGTTTGGGGCTGGCGGTGTGCTAGACTATGTTCACAAGCGAACGAGGGCTGGGGTAAGCCTGCTGATGAAATGGTCGCCACGCCGCCTGCCATGAAATAATCTAGAAAAAACAGCACAAAAAAGGGCTTGCTGTCAAGCCCCGGTGTGCCACTTGTCAGACTGGGCTAGGACGATCCTGGCTCCAGCGAACTAGCCTTTTGTTGCTGGCCTTAGAGTAGACACGGTTGGTGATAGGGGTGCCATCAGCCTTGGCGCTGATGTTACGCCCTGCAGAGTCTGCTGCGGCCTGCAGGGCCTTACGTGCTAGCTTGCGCTCGGCCTGTAGTGCTGTGTCGCTAGTGGCCAGATCGAACAGCCATTGGGCACGATGGCGACCGATAACGTGGGGCCGTGCCACGGTAACCTTAGCAAGGGCAACAGCCACGACCTTGGGAATGCTGGTGCTGGTAAGACGATCGTTGCGGGTCATTGTCTTGTGGGGTGTGTGGGGGATCTCTGTCCCCGTGATCTAAGTATAGGGTATCAGGGGGACCCTGGCTATGGGTCAGACCCTGATTGTTACAAAGTGAAATAATTACACTTTGCTGGCCAGAATAGCTTGCCGTTCCTTTTTGTAACCGCTAAACTTACCAGCACGACGGCGAGCATGAACAGCTTTGCCGTAGGTTGAACCTTTAGGCTGGGTTGAATGCACCAGCAAAGCGAAAGGCTTGTCACCAAAACAGTGGCTATCATCGTGATCTACTTCCAGACCCATAGCCTCAGCTTCCTCGTCATTGTGGACGACTTTACTATAGCGAGGGAACACACCTGCGTCGATGTAGTGATCGAATTTGCCACCATAGCTTGCCGTCATGTAGAAATTAGCAGGTAGTTCCAAACCTACAAACAGTGGCAGGTTTTTGCTGTAGCAGTAGAACTTAAGATCAGGGTTCAGCTTGGCTACTTCAATCCAAGCATCCAAATATGCTCCACTGAAGAAGTCTCCAGACTCGTGAATTCTCACCAGCTTGCTATTCTTCTTGCGAGCATTCTGCAGGCTAGTGTTCAACAATTCCACTGCAGTGCTCTCTTTAATAGCATCAGCAATCAGCTGGAGATTGCGAGCACGAGCAAAGAATGGGCCATCGTATTGTGCCTCGCTAGTTGCAGCAAAGCAACGAAACTCAGTATGTGGGCCATCCTGAACCTTACGCTTGCCGTCTTCATTAACAACAGCAAACGAGAGACAGAATAGAGCACCGGGACAAGTCTTGCCAGCTGGTAAAGAGAAAATCAGCGTGCCCTTGCCAAGCTTGGCGTTACCGTGAGAGAAGGTCAGAAGGTCGGTCACTGGATTGGGTTGCGACTGAAGTAATAGTAGCACGCCAGCCGAGCCTTGGTGTGGGCTGGCGTTACAAATCGAAATAATTACATTTCCAGCTCCCAATCCTGATCGTGGTGTACATTAACCCAGAAGAAGTTCTTGCAATTTAGTGAACGCAAGAATACTTTATCACCTTTGTGTTGTTCAACAACACAATGCTCGCAAGAATCCATTAGATTAGCGAACCTGTTCTTTGCCTTCTTTGAGATAGGTTTGACAGTGATCATCGGAGCCATGACGTTAGTTTGCGATTGGCTACGTTCAACAGTTTAACAATAACCAGCAGTGCAAGGAGTTCAGCTGTCACAATGTGTAATAATGTAGTGGGAGGGGGGAATCGCACCCCCCAGAATCCTATCACACCGCCTTCAGTTCTTCAGTCTTACGTGCATCAGCAATAGTAGAACCAATGCTTACATTCTTCAGGATCTCATCATTAGTCATAAGATCACTCAGGAACTGAGCATAAGACTCACTTGCAGTAAAGGTATATGCTTTGTCTACATTGCTGTGATATGTAATAATAACATCAGTGTTGTCTACAGTGATAGAGTTAATAGCACTGGACTGTTCTTTGGTAAATGAACGATGCACAGGAGCGATTACAGTTGCCATGATGTTTGTGTGGTGGGTGTACAGTTAATAATTTAACAGGTGGGGGCTGGGATGTCAACCCCCTGATTGATTAGTAATACTAATCAGAACTTAATCTCGTCTGGTGTGGGTTCTGACATAGTATCATCAGACTCATCTGTGAGCATGTTGAGAATACTAAGAATCTCATTGCCCGTTTGACCCTTGCGAAGCATTGAAATTAGCAGTTCTTTAGACATAATAATTCTCAGTAATCAATGTTAGAGTTAATAAAATGACGAAAGTTTGTTTCACTTTCATCATCATCAGCTGCAGGGATTAGTAAATCATCCTGCCACTCAGTTTCAAGATCAACAAAGTCGTAGGTGGTTTCCATTGTTAATAATCAGAATTGGGTAGACTTTACAATCTCTTCTGCGAGCAGTGCATCACCAAAAACACCAGCAATGAACTCTTGCACAGAGTCTTCGTCTTCACCTTCTGCAACCCAGATGTCTTCAATTAACATGTCAACATCTGTGTCACCTTGGCCAGGATTCTGATCAAAGGATTGAATCATCATTTGCATAGCATAGCTAAACAAATCATCTGAACTCATGTTATCAATAACTCGATAGCAGTGAGCCTGCAGGAGTTCAGAAACTTGTTGAGTGGTGATGTCCATTGGTTTAGTAGTGAACGAGTTCAGTATGGCATGGGTTGGGGGCTGGTGTCAACCCCCTGACTGATTAGAGTTTCTTATCGGTGATCAGGGCACCATACTTGTTGAGTTTGCCTGCACAAGGCTTGTTGTCATAAAATCCAAAATAATACTTGCCAATACTAATACCAAACTGTTCGTCACCTTGCTTAGCCTTGGTGTTAGCACCAATATAGAAGAGTTTGGAATCAAGTGAGAACTTCATGGGTTCAGTAGTGAACGAGTTCAGTATGACAGAGATGTGGTGGGAAGTCAACCCCCTGGGTGATTAGTATTACTAATCAATAAGATTAGCATTGATAGAATGTTCTAATGTCTCTAATTCAGTTTCATTCAAGCCTAGCACATATTCCTCAATGATTTGTTCCATGAATACATATTCGTTGCTATACAGCTGTTCTTTGAGAGCTTCAATCATCTCGTCCTGTTTCATGGATTTAGTCTGGAAGAACTGTACCACGTCTGTGTAGTTCATGGGTGGGGTGTCTCAGTGACATATGTAATATACACCATCCTGGGTGGCCTGTCAAGTGGTAGGTGATTAGTAATACTAATGGATGGGCTCGGAGTGATTCGGAATGCTTATATTAGTAATACTTATCGGTGGCCTCGGAATGATTTGGAATTCCTATGAGTTTTTTGGGGCTGGGGGCTTGACAAATTCGGCGAGTTGTGATATACTGCGGGCCAAGACTGCTGAACCTCCGAAGGTTTCTGAGACAAACAAACACACTCGGAGGTATACAGTATATGGTTAATAATTCTAGAGGTATACAGTATATGGTTAATAATTCTCTCTACACACATCACTCATATATGTTTTTTATTACATTTAATATAACCTTAATAATTTACACTAAATCATACATACCATTCCGCAACACATCAATCCACCTATTCAATCCATCTATAATCCTTTGATCTTCTTCTTTTATTAGATAATAATCTTGAATATATTTTATCTTTGCTTGTACATATGCTTCATGTGCTTCTTCTTGTGTATGATAACAACCTACAAGAATGTATTTACTATTGATTTTGATACGTGATATGAAAGGTCTACCTTTATCACTTATATCAGCTTGTTTAACTACTCCAATAGGATACTTCCCTCTTCTAGCACTTCCCTTATTCAAGAGTTTATTCAAGTTAGAACTTACATACACACATGTTTCTGGTCCATAGACTTTATTACCTGGATAGATAATGTCTTTATCTAAGTGCATTCCTTGAGTGTATGCTTGTTGATCATGCCAGGCTTTGAAGTTAGAGAATCTATGCCATACTGGTGCTACAGTACAACCTTTATATGTGGGATACCTTAAGTGATATTTTTCACAATAACAACGTCTAAGCATTCCATTCCAATTAGCATACACTTTACAGTGTTTGTTCTTTCCATTAACTTTAGGAATAACGATGTAACCTGCATCATTAATTCCTACACCATAAACTAGTTTAGTCATAATAATCAATCAGTTTTTGTTCATCTTTTCGATTCTTCGGATGATTTCTGCTTGTTCATCCTCTCTATCTGCATCTTCTCTTCTTTTCTTTTTATAATTCTCTACTCTATCTCTTTCTGCTTGTAGTCTTTCTCTTTGTGTTTGATTTAATTGTTGTTGTTTTTGTTGTATATCTTCACCTAGTTTATATTCTCTTGGGCCTTGGTTTGGATTCTCTCTATTATACCTTTCGATTGCTTCACGACCATGCCCTCCTTGTTTCTTTATAAGATCCTTGATATGCTTTTCAGAGTACAGTGGCTTTGGTTTCTTATCCTTCTTCTTTGCTTCTTCTAGGAACTGTTTGAAAGTAATCATGATTGATCTAAACATGGTTAATTCTATTTATTTTGAGTTGAAGGTTGAGTTGGGTGGCGTGGTGTGTTTTAGGGTGAATATGTGGTGTTTTTCTGACGTGAATACTACCACTGATAGCCTTCTTCAGATGTCCAGGTATACAGGATTTGCTCCAGTTCTTGAAGTGATGTGCTGATATACTCTTGGTTTTCTACTTGCAGATAATAGGTAGGAGTGAGGGCACCGTATGACGTGATGGTGGGGAAACCATCTAGGATGGCATCTTCTTCAGTTTCTGGCAGTGGGAGGTTGGCCATGAGGCGGTCAGGATATACCCAGAACAACTCATCATCATTCTGAATGCGGAAGCAGGTAGGGAAGACTGCGGAGAACTGTTCGGTGACCATGGTGTGGTGTGGTTGAACTGGAATCAGTATAGACCGAAAATGCCCCAGGAGTGGGGCATGAGTGTGACAGTTATTGAACTGGCTTGGTATAGGTATGATAGGTGCCAAAGATCTTTACAGTCTTAGGCTTGGGTTGTTTGTTGTAGGGTTTCTTGCTCATAGTGCTTGTACCTCTTCTAGAATGTTGTTAATGTCTTGTTCATCACGATGACCTAATACATCATCAGTGATTGGTGTATCATAGGTGATTTCCCAATTATCTTGGGTGCCTTTGAGAATAGCTACTTCATACAAATCATCTTCAAAACCATAACTACCAGGAAAGCGAACTACAGATACACCATAACCATTAGGGAAGAAATGTTTGGCTTGAATGCCATCTTGAATCTTGTGTTGCTCAAAGTTCAGTTCAGTGAAGTTCATTTGCAGTGATGATGATTGGGGTATTTGATGCAATACATTTGATGTACTGCTCGGTATTCTACATCAATGAGTTTACCATTATCACGGAGGGCCATGAGAACATTCCAACCAATGATAATACTAAAACCACAGATGATTGCTGGTACATATCTCATGCGTTGTAGCCTTCTACTTGGAGTAGGATACGGCGAGCATCATAGGCATCAAACTGTGATCTGAATGTTGCTACCTTTTGGAATGGTTCCATTCTGTAAATAGACCATTTGGTAGAACCAATCTCTTGCATAATCTTGTAAGGATTGTCGATGCCGAGTGGATAGGGTTTCATTGAAGTCCCTTGACTACCTTTACAGATTAACCGATCTGTGGAGGCATGTCAACCTCTGATTGATTAGCTTTGCTGATGCGTGCGGAACGTTTCCGCATTTCATACTGATGGTTCCGTGTGAATGCGTAAAGAATCACAACAAGTGCTCCAGCTAATCCTGCAACTGCAGCGATAGCATTAACTTCAGTTGGGAAAGTAGTGGTTTCAATCATTGAGAATACCTTCAAGGTGGTCGAGACAGAGTGTAACATAGTTTTGATCTTCTTCGATCAGTTCACGATACTCTGCATAGAGAGCATCAGCAATTCGGAAGTTCTTGTGCATTGTTTTGTAGGTTTTAGCATTTACTGCACGATTGTTGAACTTCTCCATTCTCTCCATAGCATTAGTATGTGAGAGATAGATTGAATAATCAGCTTCGTCCATTGTGTGATGGATCTCCTTTTCCTTCAAGTGATTTGGCAAGTAATTCAGCATACTTTTCAAGATATGCTGTATCATAGGCTGCTAGATGGTTTTTTGTCAACTCCTTGTGCATGTTGCTGAGATTGGTCCAGTCTTCATCGTTCATAGTTCCAGGTCTACGTAGTCTAACTCACCCAGACCAATGTATTCAACACCATTGTGTATAGTATGATGGTTGACATGCCAATGGCCATGAATAAACAAGTCTGGTTTGTGTATGTCTATTATATTATCAAAAAACTGACGAGTTACTGATACATCGTTAAGTTTTGTCATATTATGTTTCGCACAGACTATGTATGTTAGGCTTTCTGGCATTTCATGTGCAACAATGACAGATGGCTTGAGCTTTTCATACTCATCATACACATTTAATAATTTTGAATATGATAATTCTTCATCAGGCCACCAGTTGTATCCTTCTGTTCGGTATGCTTGGTCAATAGACTTTGCACCACCAACACAAAAGATCTTATCATGAATCAGTGTGCCATCTGGTATCCAGAATGGATGCTTTTTGCATACATTTGGATTATCATGGTTGCCACGAATGAATCGGTGATCACCTTTCTTCATGGAATCATATGGAGGATTGGAATGTACTTGCTCAGTAATTTTACTGATAAAGCCTACACCGAAATCACCAACTTGAATAGAAACATCGCATTCATTGATGATCTTCTTGTATCGTTTCCATTTACCATGAACATCACCAATGAAGCGAATAGTTTTCATTTCTTAAGCCATTTGTAGATACAATAGATAGCAAACAGAATGACAGCAACAAGAATTACATATCGAAATACATAAACTGCCATCATTGCACCGAAGAGCAAGATCCAGAACAGTCCACCATCAGATGAGCCAGAAGAATAACTGGATCCAGAACTGGATGATGAAGAAGGTGAACTTATAGGATTGCAGGTAATAACCTCCTTTGCACCATAGGTTGATTTAACTTGTGCAATAGCATCTTGTCGTACAATACCAGGGGTTTCAATCTCAACATTCTGTAGAACATTGGATTGGGTTCGGATTGTTGCTCTCCAGCGTTGTGTCATGTCAGCGACTCATGCGATAGATGATACAACGCTTGAACTCTTGCCATTCAGTATCACTAAAATTGTCGCTAGCATAAGGAATGCCAACATCAGAGGCACATTGCCTTGCAACACTTTCAGGAACAGGAGTCGATAGGAAATCATACTGAACGATTGTAGCCAAGAGAAAGGGAAGCATCAGTTTTCCTCAGAATAAGGATTGAAGCGATCACTCCAGAGACTTGCGAATGTCTGTCGGAGTGTATCCAGCGTATCATACCGTTGAACGATGGCATTGTCAAGCGGAAGCTCGTGCATACCATCATCATAGGGAGCTACAAGCTGAAATGAATCGAGAGCATTCAAGATAATGTCCATCATCATCTCATGCTGAGATTCAGTGAGTGTAACCGTGATGTCACCAGTTTCCATGATAAATCAGTTTTTGTTTACAGTAACGAGGCCAGAGAATACAAGTCGAATACCAAGAATGATACCCCAGACTTGCCAAAAAGTGAGAACAGTGTAGCTAAAGAGATTCACTAGAATCCAGTGAACAATCCATGCTACAGGAATCATGAGTAAAGCACTCAGAATGAATGCAAATACTACAATGATTGCAAGTCCTGTGAGAGCACCTAGAGCTTCCGCCCAGGTATATTCTTTGTTGTTCATGCGTTTGCGTCGAGGTGAGTAGGTCAGAAGTCCTCCGTGTCAACAAAGACACAATAGGGCAGATTGGCAGGGCTGTCAAGTGGTCTGTGACAGCCCGTGAACTGGCTCAGTCCACATAGTATTCTGGAGGGATTCCCTGCCTGAATACAAAGTCTACAACAGATTGCAGACGTTGTTGAGTATTCTTACCATAGTTCTTGTGAACTGGTACAGTCACAAAACCATGAGATTTACGATAAGACATGTAATCACCAGGAGTGAGCACACCATCAGCCATATCTTGTGCATCTTCTCTATCAACACGAATAACTCGTCCAATAGTTTGACACATTTCAATGACGTTGAGATTTCGCAAGAGCACAGAGTGCGTAAGCCCTGGGCAGTTGATCCCTTCACTCAAAATCGAATAGTGAAACAATACAAACTTCTTTTGCTTGTCTTGACCCCATTTAGTCATGGTATCAAAGAATACTTCACGATTCACCTTCTGGTCATTGACATATGCACCTTCCTTAGATGTAATATGTAGGATCTCATAGCCACGTTGTTTGAATTGATTCATGACATCAGTTCGGAACAGCATCTGACATAAAACCTTGGTACTAGGTGCAGCAACTAGCACTTTTTGAGCTTTATTTGCATCTAGGCCATCAAGGATAGCTAATAGAGTTTTAGCATCATGTTTTGCTGCATTATCTTTATCACGCTCACCATCAACCTCATACACTTGCACCATGGGAGGAATGATGCTACCGTTCTCAATCAGTTCAGGTGCAGGTACATTCTCAATAATTTGACCAAACACAATAGAGTTATTCATGCCACGACCTTTTGGATTCTGTGACAGTTTAGGTGTAGCAGTAAAATAGTATGCAGACTCTGCATGTTGAGACATCATTGCAGTAGAAACAAAGAAGTCTCGCTTACAGGCATTGTGAGCCTCATCGAAGTAGACTGTATCAATGTGTATTCCACTGTCAATAACACGGTGAAGAGAATGATAAGTAGTAAAAAGTAATTGGTGTTCATTGTTAGATTTAACCATGTTGTGGAACATGGTAATATGATCAGGATTAGTTGTAGAGAAATGTTTGGTTTCGCCAGAGTGAACATGGGCGACAACAGCATTCTTGATTTCTTGTGTAAACTCTGCACACAATTGATTCGCAAGCAGGATGCGAGGAGCAACAATCAGTGCAGTAAATGGTTTGTCTGATTCTTCTAATCTACGCATGAGATCACGAATCATAATCAGAGTTTTGCCACCACCAGTCGGAACATAAATTTGGCCAAGGCGAACCAGTTCCATCTTGGTGAGGCTTCGGGCTTGGTGGGGACGGAGCTTCATGGGTGATGAACGAATGGATCTATCGTACCATGGAGCCACAACCATGTCAAGCAGACACAAAAAAGAGGGCATATAGCCCTCTGATTATTATTGCATAGCAAATACAACTCGTTTTGCTATGGCTTCAATAACAGGAACACTCACTGAGTTACCAGCTTGCATATACAATGATGAATCAGATGCTTTTGGTAGTTGATACCAATCAGGGAATCCTTGAAGTCGTACACATTCAAGAGGAGTTAGTTTACGAATACCATCTGAGACTTTAATAATAGGAACATTATGTCCACCTGATCCCATATTAGCAGTTAGTGTAGGACATACACCTCGTTTGTTTTGACGTACATACTTACGCCTCCACTGATATACTTCATTCTCATCTATGACATCATCTTTGATTCTGTCATAGAGTGGCTTACCATTATAATAATATTTACGATCTACAACTGGTTCAAGATACTCACGTACAGTTTTGGTAAGTGCAACTCGATCTGGGAAACTAAACTTAAAGTTGTGAACTGGATCTTTGAACCCTACAATATAGATACGTTCACGATTCTGCGGAACATTACCATATTCCATAGTATTCAGAACTTTATACTTGAAACTATAGCCAAGGCTATTAATAATTGCACTGATGGTTTTCATAGTATTACCACCATCATGACCAACTAGATTCTTTACATTCTCAAGAAGAAATCCATCGGGAGATTTCTGTTTAATAATGTTGGCAATGCAAAAGAATAGATTGCCACGATCCTTTTGATCATCAAATCCCTGACGGTTGCCAGCAATAGAGAATGGCTGGCAAGGAAAACCACCTAATAGGAAGTTAAAGTCAGGGAGTGTTGCAGGATTGATCTCACGAATATCCTGAATGTGAAGTTTAGACTCTTGGAAGTTTAGATCATAAGTTGCTTTGCACTTGGGTTCAAAGTCATTTGAGAATACTGTTTGGAATCCAGCATTCTCAAATCCAATACGCATCCCACCAATTCCAGCAAAGAGATCAATAGTTTTTAGCATAGCCTTCGTATAAGTTCTGATATGTTACCACAGTTTGATTCCCTTGTAAAGGGGCTGGAGATCGTTGGGTTCGATTACGTATTTCTTTACAGAGAACCTAGGACGCTTTCCCTCTTTCTTGCGTTCTTCAAATGTGACTTGTTCTTTTTGTTTGACGATTACATTTGATACAAGATCATATGGAATCTCATAAACATCTACAGTACCATCAATGTTGCCACCATTGTAGAAATCCATAAAGATAATTTTATCTTGCTTGGACTTGGGTCCAAATGATGTACAATCATACTTCATTTGTGTAGCTTTGATCTGTACTGCCTTGCCGTCAATAATATCAAATGCATCAAACGAACGATCTTTTAGCTTTTCATTTGATGATTTGTGATACCTACCAGCTGTAGTCAAAATACAATATGTTACTTCAGAGATTGCTTCTGGAATGTTTGTAGCTCTCTCATCATGAAACAGTCCCTGGTCTCCAGCTGCTTCTTCACGAAGGCATTCATGCAATAGTTTCCAGGCTTCAAAAGTATTCTTGAGCCATGGAGTATCATCCTCAGTGTAAAACCTTAGTGTGAATACACTTGGAACACCATAAACTTCAGACTGGATTTGCTTTTCAATCATTTGTTCATTTGGAGTGTAGGAACAGGCATCCCACCTTCAGTGGGCACATAGATGGTTACATTACCATTTTTGGCACCATCTTCAATGCCCGTGATATACAGATACTGAAGATATTCACGATTATCTTTCAGTGAATTACCAATGATTTGGTTTGCCTTGGCAACACCTTGAGCACGGATGATTTCAGCATCAGCAAGTTGCGAAGCAGAATCTTTCTTTGCTTGTGCTTCCAGAACTGCTACCTGACGAGTAAACTCTGCCTTTTGCAGTTCCGCTTTACCAGCAAGTGATTGCTGCCACACATTATACTGTGGACCACCAATGAAGATGAGACCAAGAACAGCAATGGCACCAACAGCACCAATAGCAATAACAGGGTCAATAAATCCGTTTTGTTTAGTCATAGTAATTTACCTCAAATAAAGTTCAGGGAGTAATCCAATCATAACTATTAGGAGTTTCTACACTCTCAAATCCATCATATTCATCAATATGATAAGGACCACTGATTTCAACAATAGCAAGTTTAGCACACTCACCATTTGCTTTGTCACCCAGTTCTTCTACAACTTGAACCAGAATAGGGTCATGACGATCAACATCACGGTGATACCAATTTTGTGCTGAATATGCTTTGTTGTAAGCCATACGCTCATCAAAACTCATAGCCTGAAACTCTTCTGTGTTTTTTGCTTTGATTCGCTCTTCAGGTGGAACCAGCCAAACATTATATCCCCATCGTTCATCCTCAATCCAAACTTGTTGTTCTTTGAGTTCCCAGTATCGTTGGACTGCTTCTTTAGACAGACCAAACCCACCGTAGCAGGCATTATAAACAACTTTAGTCATAATCAGAGTTTAAAGGGAGAAACAATAATACGAGGTTCAACATACACAGGACGGGTCTTACCACTACCACTGGGATCAGAACACATCACCCAAGTTCCTTCTGCACTATCAGGAGAAAAAAGACCATTAGGGTCTGCTTGTGGTAGAGTTGTTCCAGTGTACTCATACTTTTCAGGATTAGTATATTGAGTAGCAGCAGGCAAACCATAACCAATAGAATTACACAGGAACACTGGACGACCAGTAGTTTCAGGAACAGTGTAAGTATAAGTCACTAAACCATCTTGGTCACGCATCTCAATGATTTGTTTCATCAGTTTGCGTTCACGGAAGTTCTTGATGGCAGGCATACCAGTTTGAGCAGTACCTTCTTGAAGAATACGTTCTTGCTGATCACGTTGTTTTTGGTCAGAATTACTGAAATCATCACAACCAACAAGAGTTACACCCAGAAGTGTGATGACAGCAACAGAAGCAATGGATTTCATTATCAGTTAGGAAGATTAGAGATGAAGGATTGGAGGTCAGAAGGCATAGCATCAGCAGGAACTTCAGCAGCACGATGCCGAATTACATCTGCCAGTGCTGCTTTATGTTCAGGTGTTGCTTTGATATACTCAAATTGCATATTCTGCAGTTCTTGGACAGCACCAGTTCGGAAGGACTTTGATTGTTCAAAGGTGTTCCTGCGAACATTCTCGTACTTTGGTGCAAAAAATGCGGTGAACAGAAGGTCGTGGTAGGCAATCCCCCAAATAGAAGCAACCAGACCCACAAAACTACCAAAAACAAGAATACTAGTTTTCATAAATCATTCCTTCCATTTGTGCAGAGAGTTCAAGAAGTTCATTCTTGAGTTTTAGATTTTCTTCTTCAAGAATCCCAATCCTACGTTTCAGATCAAGATTTTCGGAATACAGACACATTGCATCAAGTTCTGCATCTGTATATTTGTTTGCTGTGCCTGAAATTGAAAAATCATTCATTTGAGACCAATCTCCTTGAGATAATCGTGGTAACGCATGAAGCGGGTGAGTGATGGATGTCCTGGTGGATTTAGGCTCCAACAGCATTCAGTATAGGATAAAAACTCATACCAGGGAGTGGTTGGGTCCAGTACGTGAACTGGCACATCATTAGAGTTTTCCACCTACCACCCCTTCGTAAAGTTTACTTTCGGGAAAACCTTCTTGTCTTCCTTTAAGGATGAATCTTGTTGCATTGATGCAAGATTCCCGTGTGAGAGAAGTAATAAGCGGGTCCCCATTCTTATGAAAACTCTTCCAAGTTTTCCAACGAGATTGTTCAACACGGAATGTATCATCAATCCAATCTACCTCTGCAATTTCAGGATGCTCGTTTGGGTTTGTCATTCAAATTCTCCAGTACGGTTTTTGACTGTGCCTGAGCGATATACTCCCTCAATTCGGGAGTCTCCATCCATTCCCAGATAGTCCCGTCCTTCTGAGTAAAGTTTTTCTGCATAGTTTGAATTTTCATAGATTTCAACTTCAACTTTAATTTCTCTATCATTCCAGTGTCGAATAACACCAGCAACAATAAAGCAGTTTGTAATGAGATACGTAGTAAAGATAACTGTCCTTACAATAGCAACCTTATCAGCTACTTGATCTTTTTTGTGTGCTTTTTCTCCTAGTGCGAGTGCCCACAGGTGCCACAGGTGTTTCATCTGGTGTAAAGAATGTGTCTAGTGTTGAGAACAGTTCAGGTTTCTTTTCTTTTGGTTTTCGTTTGACTGTTTGAATACTTGCATTGGTTGGTTTGTATCTCTCAATATGTTTCTGAAGATGCTCTTCACACATAAACCAACAAACTCGTTCATCCTTTCCATCAGTGTATTCTAGCCTGTATGGAAATCCTTCGTATGGAAAATCACTCATCTAAGTATTTCAATGTGGGTAATCTTACCTAGTTTAAAACATATACTACATCTTGGCCAGCATTCCCATTTTGCATTTGGGTTTTGTTCTGGATATACTTCAATGCAATCAGTTACATATTGTGGACGAATCACACCATGATTGCCATTTGGAATCCATTGAAATCTTGCCCAAGGTGGAAGTGATTCATCATCGACTTCTACAAAGTCTGCAGCCATGCAATCATCAATCTCATACAACTCACCAGAAGGACTGATCCAATAATCAGTCATAATACACTTGAGTCCTTTGGTTTGTAATGTATGATTATTGAAATGTTCGTTGATTGGATATGAACAACGAACTCGATCAAACATTCCCATTAGAAATCACCTTTACCTTGGGAGACATCAAAGGTAAATATACCACGATCCTGCCACATTGTCAAGACCCTTTTGCGATCATCAAACACTGCAAAGATTTGATATTGCTCTTCGATCTGATCAGCAATCTCTGCCTTCACAATAGCATCATCACGATGGTCTTGATACTTTCTCATGTATAAGCCATTATGATCATATGGTGTGATACCATGTTTCTCAAGCCATTTTACAGTCACATCACGATAATCATCAGAGCGACCACTTACAAAGAAAATAGGATATAGGTACTTCAATGCACAAAACATTTCAAGTACCTGCTCTACAGGTTTATCATTACTGATTCCACGATTCCATGCATCCCAGTTACGAGGCTTGGTTGCAACAAATTGTCTGCGATGAGTCACATCACAGAGAGTACCATCGAGGTCAAAAATGATGCACTTAAGTTTAGGAGTATTCGTAGAGGAATCCATGGTTTGTGGTATAGTGAACATGAGTGATGCCAGCTTCTTTGAGTGCTAGCTGGCAAATGGGGCATGGTCGAGCCATTCGTAGTTTACCCTGTGGATTGATCCTTGCAACAATAATAGTATCTACATCTTCACGACACTTAACTAGGGCTGCGATCTCTGCATGGAGATAGATCTTTTCTTTCAATCCAACTCGTTCTGCAAACTTAGCTTGAATTGGATGAGACTTAGTTTCTAAATTAGTAGCTGAGACAATTACTTTGTTTTTATTGAGTAGCAAAGCGCCAACTTGTTTCTTTGATGGAGAAGATTTTGCAGTTGCGATTGCGTGTTCAAATACCGAGTCAGAGATCATCAGGCTACCTGCAATTTCAGATGCGACCCATCATGAGTCATAATAACATCAAAACCTTCGTCTTCAGTTGGCATTTCAAATTGGTGATACATGCGAGTAATAACAGAGCGTGGAATGAATTTGTTTGCTCTTTGCGAATTGCGAATGATAGCTTCTTCAAGAGTGATAGGAAGAACCACTGCAGTTTTGGTATAAGTATCTGGAATCTTCTTTAGTTTCTGTCTACGAGACTTTCTAGAAACATTAGTCTGATCCCAGATGATAGACTTGCCTCGTTGAATTGCAAGTTCTAGCTCTTCATACATCTTAGCAGTAGCCTCAGAGATAACATCGTCAAAGACTTCATTGTAAGTTGAATTGTTTTCTCTTGCAATTTTTTCAATGTAATCATCAGTGGAAATGATTACATATTCATCAAACACATCAGTGTTGTCAATTCCTCTGCGAATGTAGGATGATTTACCTGCACAAGGAATACCACACATCATAATCAGTTCCATGAAATACCTCCGAACATCCAGCGGGAATCGTTTAGTTTGGTTTGAGAAGTGAGAGATTTCTCGATTGAATCAATCAAGAGTTGTTTACATTCTTTGCCTTGTTTCATGCCGAACATGAATGGGCGATGAATGGGAAGAAGCATTCGATTTACAAACTCAACGGCGAACTCCTTTTTGTCTGGATACATCTTATCACCACCTTCAAAGATGGTAGTAAGGTCTTGTGCCACTTCATCAACTGCACCCCAGAAGTCAGACTGGAACTTTCGTAGTCGAGTTGCATCATCTTCAGTAAGCAGTGGAATCATATCATCTACTGCATCATTAATGATAACTTGAATAATATTCTTTTCTGAGTTGATTTGTTCCTTTGAGCGATGGCGAAGAATATATTCATCAGCTTTAACTTTGACCATGTGACCATCATCAAAGCGAATTACTACACCCTCACCATCATCCCATTTACGAATAGTAGTGATTAAGTCTTCATCAATAGGAACACTTCCAGAGAATGCAATCACATAAGGAATATCATAATGTGATGCAAGTTCTACCATGTTGAAATATGGTAGATAGTTACCTTTGGTAAGGTTACGAATACCAGTGAGAATGAGTTGGTCTTTAGGATAATCAACTACAATACGATTTTTACGAGAACACCATTCAAAGATAGGTGTCATTCCACCTTCAATCATGGCACGAATGAAAGTATTGTACTGTGGCTTATCACCAATGAACACTTCTGCATTCATTGCAACATCAGTAATACCAGCCTTCGTACCTAAACGGAATCCTTCTGGAGTTGGAATAGGACGAATCATCGAACCATCTAGCTTCTCCAGAACTACATGTGAAGCACTCAAGTTGAGTTTATCAATCTGAGTTTCTTCACGTTCACCTACATTGAAGAATTTGTGATATGGACGAGAAATGATATTGCCAGTATCATTATCAAAGATGAGACCACGACACTCACGACGCATCTTCATGTTGTAATGAGAACGTTCACGAATGAGTGAGAACGTATCTTCAAATGCAACCATATAGTTGATAACAGTGTACCAACCTTTGTCCATCACTTTAAACTCTGGACGATCCTCAATGTGAGGAATCACATCATCAATGTGATTGATGTCAGGAAATGTGTAGTTCATCATCAAAAGTAAAGTATTCGTAGATTTGAGACATGACAGCATCATTGATACGTTCAATGATTGCATGTTCTTCAGGGTTTTCTACATGCTTGTGTGCAAGACGCCAACCACGAAGGACACCTTCTTCAATTGCTTGTTCTAGAATAACACGAGTTTTAACTTTCATCGAATTCCCTCCGACATTGTTCAAAGTGCAACCATGCAAGCTCTTCACGCTCACGCAAACTTGTAATGACAGCAGCAGCAATCTCAGGCCACTCATCTTTGCTATTCTGCCACCAATCTTTGAAGTCAGGTGGCATTACTTTGGAAAGCTCATCATCATAAGCTTTGAGTCGTTCAAGATCAGTCATTGTCCCAAGGTGCAGGTCGAGAGAGTAATTGTCGTAGAAATGGTGTGGGTGGATCTGGATTATTGATCTTCTCCATCATAGAGTCAAAAGCTTCTTCTGTCAAGTAGATGGTCTCTGGGAGGTCATCAGGAGAACTTATACTCATCATAGCTTCTTCTGTACCTGGGTCATTGATGAAAGCATCATACTCCATAGTCCACCAGCCATTGTTTAATTCATACCAAAAATCTGCATATAAATGTCGGTCATCAAGACGATAACCTTGATGACAGTATAGACGATACCAATACCAGAAAGGTTTATACTTAATCGGTTTAAATCCGATTATCCATTTGTTTATAAGAGTAATCATAGAGTAAATTAGACATATTTTCTAAAAATTTCTAATGTAATTCTTTCACCTCTATCAACTGGGAGGGGCATAAAATTCGATGAAGAAGGTGAGGAGAAATAATCAAAATGATTTATACTAAGATGATTGCAATTAAGTTCTGTCTTACAATCAGTCATAATTGCTCTACCAGATTTGAGGTCTTCAAGTAGTGCTTCAAAAGTTGCGATTGTGCCGTCGTGTCTTGTATAAGGTTTTGAAACTGGTTTAGGTTCTTCTTTTTTTGGTTTGTAAAGTTCTTCGTATTTTGCTATAAGAGGATTAGAAGTCATAATAAGTTGTAGTGTTTCCGAAGTTTAGGTAATGCCAGAATAGTTCCCTCATTCTATCTTCATCTGGGTATTCGTCAAGGTGGTTCCACATATGATTTCTCCAAGACCACACACAAAACTCAAATAGTGAAATAGAAGTCCAAATAGTCCATCTGCGGAAGGTGTCAATCATTTAGCATATCCTCAAAATCTCTGGGTTCTACATAAGGGTCTTCACAACCAGTATAAGCATACATCTTATTGTTCATCTTATACCAATCGTGATTGAGAGCATACCAGAAGGTCATACAATACCAATCATAAAATCCGAGACCCTCATCATAAGAACCCCAGACATTAGTTTCTTCTGGAACTCTCATCCAGATTTTCCAATAATCAAAAATCAATTTCGTGAGTTTCATTGTGCTTTTTTTCAAGAACTCTAATAATATCCCAAACAGTATTCATTTCACCGTAAATGGGATGCCATAAACCAACATCGCAATATCTATTACATTTGCGATGTGTCTTTCTAATCCAATCAGCAACTTCTTTATATGTAAGATTTTCATTCATATGTCATTTTCTTTTACCAGAGTTTTCATAAATGATTGCTTGTTCCAAAGACATTCCAAGATAGGTGTAATCAATCTTACCACTACTATCAGTTAAATCAGGATGAACCCAATAATTTGGATGATACCAATCAGTCCATCCAAGTGCTCTCAAATCATCAGCAGTTTTTACTTCTTTATTCATCATCGCAGTCAAAATAATCCCCATCAAATAAGTTATCATAATTGTTGAGTACTTGATAAAACCACCAAGCATCTTCTTCAACATCAATCAATCTATGCTGACACACCCATTTTGTATAATATCTTTCAGGGAACATTAGAATATACCAACAATCAAAAGCACTTCTCCAAGTGCGTCTGTTATTCCAGAGGGTTTTGAGTTTATTCATAAAACCTCACATAATGCTTGAACTGTCCAACGAGTAATAAATCCTTGTGTGGTATATTTCATTTTATACCCTCCAATGAACAGCACTGCTTCATCTTTAGTATTAAATGGACCGAAGTTGCGATAGAATACTTCATTTGGATTATGAATACCCGCATCAGTATAAGTTCTGACAATCCACTTATGAGAATGTTCTGGGTAAGTGTCGTTTTCTTCTATGTATTTGTAGTATTCTTCTTTATTCATAATGCATCATCAACCCAAAAGAATCCAAGACAAGTTTTCATAAAGAACCTCACCAAACGATTAGGTTTTTCATTCATATAATACCTGAAATATCGTCGATTTCCAATCGTATAATAACCTTCGTGTGTGTTTCCCTGTTTGATTACAAAAGAGGTTTCAGCATAAGGATTAGTACTCAATCCAGTTCCATAAGTAAGTTTTGCGTAAGGTGGAAACTCTCCGTGCTCCTTCGCATACTCAAAATCACGAATAATCCTATCAAACTTTCGATTGTATCTTTCCTCAGCCTGCTCTCTTGACCACTTAGAGCACATCCTGAACTTCTCTATCTGGGCATCAATCTTCTCATCAAACTCTTGTTGGATTTCTTCAATACTCTTTCTGGGTTCAGGTAAATCCAAGTATGGTTTAACTAAATCAAAATACTCAAACTCTTCTGTAAAATAAAAACAACTAAACAAATAAGGAAGAATTTGTCTTGGTGCTTTTTTGAGTTTATCTGGATTGAGTTTGTATCCTGGTGTTCCTACCCAAGTTTTTAGTGTTGGTTCAGTCATAATCAGTTCCAATAAGGTTTGCGAGTTCTTGAATGGTCATTTTACGAAGTTCATCAAGAGTAATAGAATTTGCCGCAACATTTCTTACTCCCCAATCATATCCAGCATTATAACCCTTTGCTCTTGCCTCATCAAATGCTCCATTCCATTCTATGTTTAGATTTCGTAAATTTCTATGACTTTTGATTAGTCGTGCAACAGTCATTTCCCCCTGTTTTGCATATTCTTTATGAATTTCTTTATTGTATTCTTCAAGTAGTTGTTCGTCTGTTGGTTCAATCATAGTTTTCAAGTTCCTCACACAATTCTAACACATCATCATAAATCACAGGGAAATAGTCCAAAGAGTAAGAGGTGCTACCTCCATAAACATCATCAAACTCTACAAAAAGTTCTTGAAGTTTATAATCAGGGTCAGTCATCGGATTCCAGTGTCAAAGAGTTTTTTCAGTTCATTATGAAGTTTTCGCAAGTCATCATAAAGACCTCCATATGAGAATTGGTCTTGTTGTTTTACTGATTGTAGAAGATTGTAGAGTTGTCGTGCTTGGTCTTCTGTGAATTCAATTTTATAACTGATTTGTTTTTCAATCATTTTCAATCTCCTTTGCGTTTACCCATTCAGCAGTTTTCCATTCACTCCATAATTCACTTTCATAAATGCTGGGAGGACATAAACCACCAGAAATATCAATAGTAAAAATATGATACCGATACTGAAAATCTGGACGGCACATCGGTCCATTATCAATAACTCTCATTTCAATCATTTCCGTGCCTCCCAAAATCTACCTTCTGGACCACAAGAGTAATCAAGTTCTTTCCATAGTTCTGCTCTCAGCATATCACAAAACCTGTTTTCATTACCAGTTACAGGATTTTGTGTTGTATTTGGTGAGGCACACATATCATACATGGAAGTTCTCATCATAATGTGTTCCAACCAAGATTTGCGATACCACTTACAATTTTTGCAAAGTTTAGTTTCAGTCATTTCAAATACCTGCGTCAGCATCAATAGTGAAGTTTGGTTTGTCTGTGATGATCTCTACACTCATACTATCCATAATTCCAGCAATTGCATTCCTCACATTCTCCCTTGATTGGGCAGTATAATATCCATTCCAGTTTGATACTGCTAGAGAATGAGTGAGTGTATCAGTAATAACTGCGAGTTCGTGTGCTGTTAGTTTCATTTTGTCAAAAAATCTCCAAGTTTAGGAATTTCACCACAATACCCATTTACTTCTGATGGACTTCTACCTTTGAATGCAATTCTACACTCCATAGATTTGACATAAGTTTGTTTATACAGACTTTGCTTTTCCGTTTCAGTATGGAAATACCAAAACACCAAACTAATGATGACGGTAAAACCAAACATAATACACATAGCAATTAGTGCTTCATCATTAAATTTCATTAGTTTCCTCAACAATCAAACAATATCGACATTGGAAAGCAAAAGCATCCTTTTCATGAATAAATTTCTCTCCATTTAGTTCCCAAGAATACACAACTTCAATCCAAGGGTCGGTGGCTCCATAAGTATTGAAACCTTCAACAGTCACAAAACCTTTGGAACCATCTGCTCGTGCCCAACGAGAACCAACTTGGATTTCGTGTGCCTTGAAGAAATGACGGACAACTACTCTGCGTCCATCTATGATTTCAGTTTCGTAGTTCATTACCATTGCTCCACAGGGATATAACCTACACTATGGCAGGTATCACATTCATAAAGATGACACTCACCCCAAGAGTATTCTGGTGGTAGATTGTCCTCATCAAAGTCAGCAGCATACTGGGCACTCACTTCCTTGAACTGTTCATTACTTTGGTCTGGGTCATCTTTCAGAACATAGTGAAGTGTCCAACTCTCACCATCACCTTGGCAATCAGGACACTTACGGAATCCCAATTCACCTTTGATGATAGCACGAAGTTCTGCTGCCTCCAAAAGAAGGTCGTTGCCGTAGGAAAGTTGCATCAGATTTGCTCCAGTTCAGTTGCGATTTTGAGAATGTCATCAACAAGAACCACCTCTTCCGTTACGCCAACTCTTGTGTCGGCAAAGGTGCTTTGTTTTGCAAGAGCACGAAGGGCAGCAGCAAGAGCCATCAAGTCGGCAAACGAAGTATCTAAGATAACTCCTTGAAAACCATCTAGCACTTCCTGTGCATCTGGTGAAAGTTCAGTCATCGGTTTGGTTGCTTACAAGGTTATTATACAACGAAACAGAGGGTGGTGGAACCCTCCGTGTGCCAGTTCTTCAAGTGTCCAACATCTTACGAATTTTATCACCAATCAGTTCAAGAATACTTTTTTGTCTTGGAGACCAAGCACTATAATTCATACAAATGTGATTGTATAGTCGTGGAAACTGATGAACAATATTACAATAATCACCACCAGATTTCAAACATTTATCAAATTCAATACCATTAGAACTTTTACAACAATGAATACAGTTATGACAGTTGATTGCAAGACCAGAAGCAGAATCAATTTGAGTATCAATCAGTCCTTCCAGTTGTGCTCGTTTTTGTTCAAGATTAGTCATCATTCCATCCATCAAAGTGATCAGTAAAAAATCCAAATGCTAAACAAAACCTTCGTTGTTGAAAATCTACACCAAAAAGAGAACTGCCAAAGAAAGAAAACAAGATGTTGATACCACCAGAAGAATGAATTATTTTGCCAGGAGTTTCACAAGATACCCAGAGTAGTGATTTGTTTTTGATGATACCAAACTGCCAGGTGTGAGATACTTCACCATCCTGATAAGTTTTTTTGTCGTGCTGATAAAGCTTCACTTCAAAACCTCATTCACATCAACAGCATCATAATCATCAATACAAAGTTTAAACCTTACAAAATCAGTAAAGTCCATAGCATCACATTCATAAACACAATGCCCACCATTATTATCACTTTGAGTATAATTGGTGAAGTAATCGTCAAAAACTACCATAATGGCAAGAGCACGAGATTGGTCGTGTTCTGTGATAGTTTTGTGTGGGTGTGCTACGATTCTAGTGATACACTCAAATAGCTCTTCACGAGTGTATGAGAATGCATTTGCTTCTTCATTTAGTTTGTAAGTCATTCATCCATTCCTCATAGCGTGTGTTAATCTTACCATCATTTAGGAAAATATTCAAGTGTCCTGTGTTACCATTCTCAAAATAGAATGCCATCCACACATGATGCCCTTCATCCATCACCTCATAGTGATAGCTCTTGATATTATCAAGCAGAAACTCATCAGGGTTATAGAGTTCTTTATCCATTATATTTCATCTCCTTAATCAGAGCAGTAAAGAATGCGATGCGGTCTTTTGAATACTCAATGTCTACACCGTAACCATTGCAGAAGGACTCAAGTTGTCGTTCAGTGTGTGTAGGATAACTGCTATTGAACCTAGCATATGTGATGTGTTCAATAAACTCTTGTTTCATAATCTCAAACAGACGCACTTGATCATCTTTTGAGAATTCTACCTCACGTTCAGTAGGAAAGTGCCCGTTGAATTTGATTTTTGTCATGAGAAGTTATAGTGAACTTTTGTATGAAACTCTTTAAAACAACTCTTATTGAGAAGTTTCATCATTGCTGGAGGAATGTAGTATGAATATTCACTGAAGAAATCTTCTTTATTGAGAAATCTAAGACCATGAAGATGCCAAGTGCCAAACTGCTCATGGAATGCTCTCACAGCACGATATTGCTTAGAATTAACAGGTACATAGAATTTACCTTCAGCAAAGTCATCACCATATGGAGTTGCCTGTGTCATCATAATACACACGGTTTGACCTTCGCCAGTTGCCCCATATTCAGCAACCATATACACCCAGTATTCACTCATTGGGAATACATCACGTTGATACTTCTTCTCATATTCTTTCATACAAGCATCAGCTACCAGTTGAAAGTTTTCTTTCTTCTTTGCTTGCAGTTCTTCAATCAGTTCTTCGTGTTCAATCTTACGAAGTTCTTTAAGAGCATCAGAATACTTGTCAATACCAGCAATAGCAGTTCTCACAGCATCCATACGCTCACGCTCTTCAGTTTCAATCTCAGCAAGTTCTTTTAGAGCATCGCCATTCACCGCATACAGTTTTTGTACTGCTTCCCATGCTTTTTTGTTTACTTCCTCTCGTTTTTTTGCTTCTTCAAGCATTTCTTCATGTGTAGGTTCAATCATGGTTCCCAAGCGTAAGATTTTAATAGTTGATTGTCTTTTTCCAGTTGTTCAATTCGTTCATTCATCTCTTGCAGAAGTTCAATCAAAGCAAGAGTATCAATCGTTTCTGTGTCTTGCCCATTCTCCATGTCAATATACTGAGAATAGAAAAGTTCTTGTTTGAAGTTTCGTTGACTCATCCCAGTTTCCTCTTAATTGTTTCCAAACAATCATTCCATCCTGCCACCAGTTCTTCAACACCAACACATTGAGAACCTTCGGCAGATTGATAACTAGGCATCCATTTCCAAATCCTTTCAACAAGATCTTTGATGCATGTGTCAGAATCTCCATCAACTCCAGTGGTAAAAATATCACTCCACCAATCTTCAATCACATCATACAAAGTAGGACCAAAGGTAAACTTGAATGAGCTTTCTGGATTAGCAGAGATGTCAGCAGCAAACAGTTGCTCAAGCAATCGGAATGTTTCAGGATCATCTACACGAGTGAGTTGTGTTCCTTCATCATTCTCACGCCACCACTTAATCCAATCATCACTATGAAGATACTTCATACGGTAGTATTTGATGGTATTGTACTCAACACAATAAACGCTACCTTCTTTGAGAAGTTCCATTTTAGGAATTGGTGTCTTTTCAATCTCTTCAAGAAGTGCTACTTTCTTTTCAAGAATTTTAAGTTGTGCTTTCAGTTCTTCAAGTTCAGTCATTTTATGAATGTGTAGTTGTGTTTTAGGCGATACTGATCCTGGTCCTCTCAAATATCCAGAATCAAGTAACTTATACTCTCCATTCGGTGATATAATTTTAATACCAGTCATAAATCATAAGGTTGCTGTGGATCTCTAGTCCATACTTTATTATATACTAACCATTTCTCTTGTTTACTATCCATTTCAGCAGACCAGTGATATCCATTTACATCAACGGCATCTAGATAATGAATTCCTGCCCTGTCATCAATCACACGAGTGACAGTTACAAACTTTACTTTCTCAACCATTTTTCACAACCTCAAATGTGGGAACACCTTTTTCATCAAACTCTACAGCAAGATTTACTGTATAACCAACATTAGTTTTCCATACTGCATTCTGGAACTCTGGAGTTTCTTTCTCTGGATACTTTGCTTTGTAAGTTCCATCTACGAATTCATTAGCATCCTCATCACCAAGATAGTGAAGATTGATGAATTTTCGTAGTTTTACTTGGTCATAACTTGAAAGTTCAACTGTTACTGGAACAATAAACTTGTTCTCTGGTTTTAAAAGATCATCAAGGTCAGTCATCAAAGTTTCTCCTGTACCATTCAAGATTTCTTGGTTTTGTATCAACTATACTACAATCAAATTGAAATCTGTGCCAACGAAAGAAAAATCCAAGCAAATGACTAGAACCAATACTCAATGATATTGCTGGGAAGATTTCATCAGAACCATCATCATCCCATTGGAGAGTAAAATCAAACAGAGCAAAATTACGACGTGTAAGTATTTGGAGGAACCATTCTTTTCCATAGTCCTCGTAAGTTTGATAATCAAATAGTTTCATCGGTCTTTGTGCTTCAAAAGATAAGAGTTAGCAATCGCCTTGAAAGTGAAATCACTATCATACGACTTGAATACCAGACCTTCACGCTTAGTTTGAGGATTCAGCGATGGACCTTCAGCAAATGACAGAAGATCATCAATCGTGCTGAATTCATTGGTGACAATACAGACAGTATCAATAAAAGGAACATGATTAATATAAGCATCATAGTTAAGATTCATCTTATCCATAATACTGTAGCGTTCTTGAGGTTTCAGATAACGACCCTCAGTGATACTGTAGATGTCAAACAGATAGAAGTGTTGACCTTCGATTTTCTCAGGATTGCCCTGGATACCTTCACCAATTAGTTCACCTTGAATGGCATACTCTTCACCTTTGTCTTCACTGATACGGGCAAGTGCCTCAACGATATTCTGTTCCCGTGCTGCCTTCCAGAAACTATTACCTTCAGTTTCAATCAGATCAATATTACGGGAACACACACCAACTTCACCATTCTTGACGTAGACAGTCATGCTGCTACCATCAAGTTTGGTAGTAACTTCATAGGTTTCACCTTCATGTTCCTCAAAGATTTCCCTGCGAAGATTCTGACAGCGTTCTTGATCAGTTTTAGGAATGAAGTGAGGGAAGTTACCCTTCATCGTGCCCTGAAGTTGAGCAGGAATAGGTGGTTCCCACTTCTGCACTCCAAGAATATGAGATACATTTTCACCAATCGCCAAATCCATATAGATAATAGAATTAGGAATATCCGATGGTTTGATTAGAAGTCCCTGACTGAGTTGACCACGAAGTTTCACAGTGCGAAGACGCTCACCCTTTACACCATTATATTCACGAGGTTCTTGACCCTTACTCAGAAAAGGAGCAAGTTTGTGAGGAACCCAACTATCAATCTCAAGATAGATGGCAACATCACCAACTTGATATTCACCTTTACGAATAACTACAGGCCAACCACCATTTACGATGGCACATTCAATAGCATCAGCACCTTCAATAGGTTTGATGTAAGTGATTTCAGCAACGCTGGCAAGCTTTCTCACAGTATTCATGGCAGAGGAGGCAGTGGTGGAGGTGGAGTTTGTTGAGTTTGTGGTACTGGAGGTAGTATAGCAGGTTGTGGTGCTGGTGTCAAGGGTGGTTGTGGAGGTTCCTCGACTGGGTGTGGTGCAGGAGTTTCAGCTACCACTTCTGGTTTACTTAAATCTTCTAGTTTTTGGTCTAGTTGATTAATCTTCTGATCTAATACTGTTGGCGGTACATCTGAATTTACTTGTGCAAGCTTCCATCCAGCTGCACCAGCACCAAAAATACTCGCTAGAGCTGCAACAGTTGAGATAGTCGATTGAAATTTACTCATGGCAGTTGTTCAAGTTCGTTTGATAAAGCAATTAAATCGTTTTTATCAATTACAGACATATTGTTCATCTTCTGAGCAACAAAAGTCTTGCAGTGATCTAGAGTCTTGCGAATGACTGCTGATACCAGTTTCTCTTCAGTATCAGCCCAGGAGTGTCTCTCCTCCCAGATCTCTGTCATTAACTTCTGTGCTCTGTCTGTCATTTGTTCTCACTGTATTGTGTAGTTTAGAAGCCCAATGAAGATTGGGCCAAGTGTCACGAAAGATTTCGTTTAGTTTTTCGTTGTCGTATATCATTTACTTACTACTTCAAAGCAGACAGAATTAAATTTGCCAGCTACTCCTCGTAATTCTACTTTAGTATGATTGGAATGAATGTACACATGTTCCACATAATACTTGTCGCCAACAAATAAATGTGGATTTGGATCATCATTACTCCCCCATCTGATTTGTTCTCGGGAGCAACCTAAGAATCTAACTGTGTCTCCTGCTCTCATTGTTTTAATTTGGTTTCGGTGAATAAACTTTCTAGGATTTCATCACAAATACCATACTCTTTTCCGTTTAATGGGACTCGATTCATTTGATAGTATCGAACTGCATTGAAGATAATCTTTTTTTGTTCAAGAGTAAATTCAGTCACTAGCCCTCCATTGTCCTAAGTTAGCTCGCTTAGTTTGAAATTCTTCAACTGCTTTAAGGATACTGGCAGAAGATTCTTTTGCATCTTCCTCATCCCATTTATCATCATGTTGACCACTAACGTAGTAGCCATACAAATGATCTTTGATAGTGTCCATTAACTTGTCGTAATGTGTCATAATAGAAAAGGGACTAATGAGCCCCTATAGAAGATTAGTATTCGTAATCATCATAATCTCGGAACGTGGACTCGTTACGATTCCAACGCTTGGTTCCAGAGATTTTGTACTCTCGGAAACCTTCATCATATTCAAGATCTTGAAGTGATGCGTTTTGGCGTAGCTCAGAGAGGCTACCGTTAGGATTTTTGTTTCCTTTACGAAATGTGCGTCCCATAGTTAGTAATCAGTCTGCGTAATCGAAAGTGTAATCGTAGTCGTAGTCGTTGGCGAAGTCATCATAGGACTCTTCTTCATACTTGTCAAGTCCCCTCTTGCGATAAATTTCATCAAGTCTGATGTCATCACGAATCTGATCCAGAATAGATCCTCGGTAACTTAAATAAGCCATGGACGAATCCTCGTTTAACTGTAATAATATATATGAGGTTTCTGGATTTGTCAAGAGGTTCGGAAATCAGTAAAACTTATGATTCCAATAAATGTAAGTTTTCTTTCAAATCAGTGTCTGAAAGATGTATAATCAGAATTAACTGATTTACAATCTTTTGTAGAGAGTTGACTCTAACCTCTAGGGTTTCTATTCGGTCTGCCAACTCTGACATGCTCCTATCCATTCGTCAAACTCCTCACCAATTGAAATTGCATCCTCATAACGACCTTCTTCAATGAGTTGTTGAAAACGATCACAGCGTTCTTTTAGAATTTTGTCAAACATTTTGTTTTCGTTCATGATACTTTACCCCATTTGCCAATTGGACAAGAGCCAGATTTTAGTCTAGTCTTTGCACTCATAAAGCAACCACAGCGACGACATTGTGTAGTTTTGGTATTGAAGTCTTCACAAGATCTACAGGTAGACATTCGAGCCTCCTGCACTGCTGATTCTACAAAGATGTTGTTGCCCTTGGCAATCTCTCCGAAAGAATCTGTAACAGTTTCAGATAGGTTCTTAAGTCTACCCATTAGTTCGTTTTTAATATCGTTGGGATTTGACATTATGCAAGAGCTTCAGCTACTACTTCTGTATCTGCAGTTGGCTCATCCAGCTCTTCTTCTGGATTAAGAAGAGTTAAACCTTCAATAGCTCCTTGAAGTTTAACATAGAGTTCCTTTTTCTGTGCCAGTTCTGTATCAAGCTTACGGATATCTTCCATAGTTTGTGCTTGTTGAGTCTTGAAATTTTCAAGAAGTTGTTCAGGTGTCATGGTCATTTGATTTACCTAGAATCGTGAAGGTGTATCGTAACATATTTAGCTGGTTTTGTCAAGGGGGTTGACAAGACCCATGAAACCCTGTATAATAACTCTGTCAGGGTTCAGAACTAATATATAGTATTAAATAGTATTACTACGGTTATATGAGTGATTTTACAAAGAAAGGTTGGTATTACCTTCCAGCAATTATTACCAAAGAAGAAGCTATACAAATTAAATATGCAAATCTATCTGGAGCAATTAGAGATCTTGGTGGATTAAAACCTTATTTTGACCCAGAAAGAGGACACGTATTAACTTGTTACGCTCCTCCAGCATGTGCATTTGTAATGAAAAGAATACAACCAGTGTTAGAAGAACTTTTAGGAGAAGAACTTATTCCTGCTTATTGGTTCTCTACAACTTATCACAATAGAGGATGGATGAATTGTCATACCGATAGACCATCATGTGAAATATCAGTTACGATGAATATTTGTGGTGATACTGCTTGGCCAATTAAACTTAAAGATTTAGAAGGAAATAAACAATCAGTTGTAACTCCTACTGGAGATGGCGTAGCATACTTAGGGACAATTGTACCTCACTGGAGAAGTCCATTGAGAACGCATGAACATGATAGATTTATGCAATTATTTCTTCATTTTGTGAGAAAGAATGGTCAATATGCAGACTATGCATATGATAAAAATCAAAAGTGTTATGACTTATTGACTAGGATTTAATAAACCTCTATACCATACTTGTCAGCAATTTCTTTATCAATTTCTTCTTTTGTCTTAAATCCTTTTACTCTCATCCAGGTAACAAGACTATAACGATTACCTGAAATTACTGGTTCTACCATATGAGTATACCATCTAGAAGATGGAAAACATAAAAGTAATCCTGGTTCAGGTTTTACTTTAATTCTTAAATCAGGAAAAGAGAAATATCCACCTTCAAAATCATCATTCAAAAATAATACAGTGGATATATCTCTATCTATTGTTTTTTTCCATATTTGTGTACCATCGGGATTTGTCCACAAACCTTCTGCATCGTTGTGAGGTTTATAGTGTCCTCCTGGACTATAACAAAGTAACTGAGGTTCTTCACTATCCCGTATTTCAAATTTATAAAATGGATTGATTACATTTTTTACGATGTTATCAAGTAAATCTTTCACTTGAGGATAGACTGGAAGCAAATCAGCGCACTCGACATTTCTAACTGACTTATCTATTTTTGATTCTCTTTGCCTTGTTATATCACTTCTTTCAGCATCAAAAACAGACATTTGTTCTTTATGAGATTTTTTCATATGATCGGTTAAAAATTTCAACCCTTCTGGAGTGACTACTTTAGGTTGAATCAAAACATTAGCAAGAATATCATTCATAATAGAATTGTATATGTAATTTTATTTAGTTTGAGTTTGAAACTACACCACGCTGTCCACCTGATGCGGGCAAATTATTTCCAGGATCACTTACATTTTCTGTGGAAAAATCAAGTCGTGTGATGGTGTTTATATTTGGATTTCCACCACCATAATATCCATAAAAACTACTTGAGGTTGCTCCTACGCTATTTCTTGCTGTTGGTAAATTTTTTCCAGGATTGCTTACAGTTTCATTTGAGAAATCAAGTCTTGTGATTGTATTAATCACAGGGGGAGCATAACCACCACCAAAATATCCATAAGAATTATTTGAAAATGATCCTATATTCTGTCTTGCTGTTGGTAAATTTTTTCCAGGATTGCTTACAGTTTCATTTGAGAAATCGAGTCTTGTGATGGTACTTAAAAATCCCGGAGCATTACCACCAACAAAGTAACCATAAGAATTGTTTGAAGTTGCTGTTAAATTTCCTCTTACCGTTGATAAATTATTTCCAGAGTTACTTGCAGTTTCATTGGAGAAATCAAGTCTTGTGACTGTATTAATTCTTGTTGAAGGATTGTATCCTCCCCCAAAATAACCATAAGAATTACTTGAGGTTGAACCCATACTCCAGGCTATTATTGGTAAATTTTTTCCAGGATTGCCTAAAGTTTCATTAGAGAAATCTAATCTCTGTATTAGACTTAAACCATTTCCACCTACAAAATATCCATAATAATTATTTGATACTGCTCCTAAATCAAATGTTCCCGTTCCCAAATTTTTTCCTGGATTACTTACAGTTTCATTGGAGAAATCAAGTCTTGATATTGTATTTACAGAGGGAAATCTGCCAGCAAAGTATCCAAAAGTCTTAGAACCACGATAAACTGATGCTCCACCGGAAAGTGACATTGATTGACTTATACTTTCGGGTAAACTAACCGCAAGATTACTTGTAGTTTCATTGGATAAATTAAATCTTGTTATTGTACTAATACGTCCTGTTGTAAATCCACCGCCAATATATCCAAAAGAACTATTTGAAACTGCGGTCATAACATTTCTTGCTTCCGGAAGATTACTTCCAGGAGCACTTAAAGTTTCATTTGAAAAGTCAAGTCTTGAGACTGTACTAATTCTGCCACTTGCCGGAAAATTCCATCCACCACAAAAATATCCAAAAGAATTTCCAGATATTCCCTGAGTACCATAGATGTTCGCAGGTAAATTTCTTCCAGGATTACTTATATTTTCATTTGAAAAATCAAATCTTGTGATTGTACTATATGCTGTAAAAATTGATGGTTCGCTTAGCCATCCTCCAGCAAGATAACCATATAAATCAGTTGAAACTGTTGCCGCATCAGTTCTAGTTGCTGGAAGATTTTTTCCAGGAGCAGATATAGTTTCACTGAGAAAATCAAGTCTATGGACTGTACTAATTGTGGTTGGCTGGCCATTTCCGCCAAAAAAGTATCCATAGGATTTACTAGAAATCCCTGGACTAGCTAATGTCATTGGCAAATTCTTTCCTGGAAGACTTATAGTTTCATTAGAAAAATCAAATCTTGTGATGGTGGAAACGCTTCCGCCATCAATTCCGCCTCCACCAAAATACCCAAAAGAAATACTTCTTACTGTTCCAGTACTATTAAATGCCACAGGTAAATTTTTTCCAGGAAGACTTACAATTTCACTAAAAAAATCAAGTCTTGTAATTGTGCTGATAGTTGATATAGGTGAAATGCCACCGCAAAAATATCCATAAGTTGCACTTTCAGGCCAACTTACAAGGTTATTTGATTCTATATTTTGTACTTGTTTTTCATAAACAGAATTTAATCCAAAAGTGTCTCCTATAACAGGCATCGGATTTACTCTACTCTAAGGTCTGGGTTAAATAATGACTCGGGAATTTGTTTCTGTGTTTGCTCTTCAACACCACGAAGAAGTTGTTGATCCATACCTGTAATTTCTTCAATACCAGAAGCAACTGCTTGCTGAAGACTATTCAGAAAATCCATAGGATTATTTGGATCTCCAAAACTTCCCTTGGTGCGATTTACATCATCAGGTAATACTGTAGGAGCACTTGCTCTTCTCATAGAACGAATATTACCAGCATTTACACCAGTTCTTGCAGCGAGTAAATCATCCAGAGATTGATTTGCAAGTCTGCGCTCCCAGTAGTTTGGTTGGTCTTCATTATATTGGTCTCTTGAAACCAATTTGCCACCATTCAGTTCAATCAAACGATTAATGAGTTTGTCGAAGCATTCGAGTTCTTCAACCGCTGCTTTAAAACCACGGTTCAATCCTTCAAGCATACGATGAAAATGAAACTCATCAACATCATACCAGGAAAGTTCTTCTCCACCTTGACGTGTCTTCCACCAGATGGGTTGTGTTTTATCTTTTCCATCCCACTTGTAGTGAAATTCTCTTGCGGATCTTTTTGCTTCAATGACTTGTTGTAGAAGTCCTTCGGCTACACTTCTACGATTAATCAGTGCAGCTTTAAATGCTGATGGGATTGTGAAATTGTCGTGAATAATAAACTTCTCAATCTGAAAATCTGAACGACCTTGTGCAAGTTCAGTTTCACTTTCTTCCCAACGAGTTGCCTCTTGAAGAACTTTTAACATAAACTCATTACTATCATCTAAAACTTCTTTAGATGTTGCAAGTGCAATTGCTTCATAATTGTTAGACATACTTATTCAATCTTTTAATAGTGTTATTGTTATTTATCAAGAATATCTTTGAGTTACTGCAAGAGATAATCTTGAATTTGCAATTTCTTTACCCCACTTTTTACAAAAATGCAGGTATAATTGTTCTGTTCTTTTATCTTTTTCTTCTACTGTCTCATGATCTAATGTTCTATGAGAAAAATGTAGAAGATATGAACCACGATTAAACTTAGTTTCAATACCAAGTTGTTCTGCTCTTAAGGTATAATCAATATCTTCTCCACCACCAAGTCCAAACTCTTCATCCAGCAGACCAACCTTTGAACTCACTTCATGAGGAACATAGAAACAATAGAATGCTTTGATTAAATTTGTAGGAATATCTTGGTTGTTTGTTGTAATATGTTGTGCTAACTCATTCAATTGATCTTCTTTTCCAACAAACTCTTCAAGTTGCATTTCTGGTTTTAGTCCACCAACCTGTAGATGTTGATTGCATAATGGAATTGAAATACTACTAGAGTCACCAAGATTGTGATTCCAATTTTTTGTAAATGCAATATCATTATTCAGTCCAACAAAATCAGCACCATCGATAAGTGCTTGTTTGAGAATAAAGTTCATATTCTCTGCAAATGACTTTGGTGATGAGTTTGAAATGATTGTTACATTCTCATAGTCTTGAGTAAATGTTTTATCATTATCAATCAAGAAGAACTTATCATTTGAATTGAAAATACTATTTCTGAAGAATGTATCTAAAGCAAGGTGAGTATACTTTTCAGAACACTTTATATTCACCATACAGTAATACTTTGGGCGACTTACTGTTTGAGACTGAATATTATTAATGAGGTTTTTCCATACTACTGCAATTTTCTTCCAATCATAAGTTTCTTTGGTGATACAAGAAAGTTCTTTCGTTGCATTATAAAAAGTTTCTGGTTCTTTATCAAAAAACTCAAAACATCTTGAAAGTTCTTGCGCGAATTCATTGATAAACTTGGGAGATGGCTCCCAACCAACCGAAGTATTTTTTCCATCCATTGGAATGTACTTACCACGATTGAATGAAATTTCACTTAATGCTCCTATATCACTGGTAATTGGATAACACCCACAAACCATTGCCTCTGCTAGAGACACGCAGAAGGTCTCTTCCCAGACATTAGGATGTACGAAGAATGCAGCATCTTGGATATGAGGTAGTAGTGTTTCACGGTCAATACAAGGAGAATACTCAACACCAGGAAGAGACTTTAATTCTTCAATTGCCTCTAAGTGTTCTGGAATCTTAAAGTGTTGTTCGTATTGTTCTCCATAAAGATTATGAGAAGAAAATACTTTTAACTTTGCATCTGGGTGATTTTGAATCACCTGCCTCCAAATTTTTGGAAGTGGTACAATACCCTTGTGTGGCCCAGAGAAATAGATTGCTGTCTTTGATTTTGGGGATTTAAGATTGAAAATATCTGCAACACCATTTGGAATGACTACAATTTTGTCTTCCGGTGCTCGCTTATATTTGATATATTGCTCTGCTTCCCAGTTTGATACGCAGACAATCTTATCAATCTGCGATACAAGTTCTGGAAGTCTTAAGAGTTGTGGTTGGTCACAGTTATCATGCGCCCAGAGAATTTTATATTGTTTATCTGATTGTGCTAAGACTTCTATACTTCTTGAAACTTCAACATTATTTGGAAATTGATAATGTTGATTTAGGTAATAAAAAGAACTTTCAGTTGCTCCAGATTTCATATCAAAATGATGTAGGTATTTTATTTAGTGTGTGTTTGAGTTTGCCAGTGAATTTACTGAAAATTTTGTTATGGAAAAATTATTTGCTAGATCATTTAAATTTTCTGTGATAAAATCAATTCTTGTGATAGTGCTGAGGTTCGCTGAGGTTGGTGGATTGCTTCCACCAGCAAAATATCCATAATAACTACTTAGTGTTCCTCTTATATTAGATCTTGGTATTGTGAAATTTTTGCCAGGAAGACTTAAATTTTCTGTGGAAAAATCAAGTCTTGTAATGGTACTGATTGGTGGTGCAAATCCACCCGCAATATAACCATATAAATTAGTAGAAACTGAGCCTTGACCTGTTGCGGCCAGTGGTAAATTTTTTCCTGGACTACTTACAGTTTCGTTAGAAAAGTCAAGTCTAAAAACATTAGATGTTCTACCAGTAGGAATATCACCGCCACAAATATAACTATAAGATGTATTTGCAACTGTTGCCGCAGAATATCTTACTCCAGGTAAATTTTTTCCCGGAAGACTTACATTTTCGGTTGAAAAATCTATTCTTCTGATTAAAGAAGTAAACCATACTGGTGGTGTCACCCCAGTATATCCACCAATTATATATCCATAAGAACTTGATGAAGTCCCTGTTACATTACCAGTTTGCATAGGTAAATTTTTTCCAGTGATAGTTACAGTTTCATTAACAAAATCAAGTCTTTGCACTACAGAAGTAAACAAACTTGGCCGATTTCCCCCACATATATAACCATAATTATTAGATGCTACCGTTGCTGAGTTACCACAATTTACTAGAAGATTTTTTCCGGGGTCACTTAATGTTTCATTAGAAAAATCAAGTCTATTGATTGTAGAAATTGCTGAAGGAACCGGATCATTACCTCCAGCAAAATATCCATAAGTTTTAGAACCACGATAAAATGATGTCCCACCAGACATTGAATATAGTCCATGATTATTTTGTGGAAGATTGTTAGCTAAATTAGTTGTACTTCCTGTCCCAAAATCAAGTCTAGTTATAGTACTTACAAATGAATATGGAGGTGAGAAAAATCCACCAGCAAAATATCCATATGAGTCAGTGTTAACTGTTGAAGGAGATGCTCTAGAAATACCTGCTAGTGTGCTAGGATTATTACTTATGGTTTCGGTGTCAAACTGCAATCTTGTAATAGTATTATATACTAAAGCTGGTGGCCAAGTATAACCACCTCCAAAATATCCATATAATTTACTAGAAACTCCACCAAAAGAATCTCTAGTATTAGGTAACCTATTTACTGGAGTAGTTATATTTTCTGTCGAAAAATCAAGTCTTGCAATTAAACTTGTTACCGCACCACCCCCCACATAACCATATAGATTATTTGACACAGTTGCAATCCCTGCCCTTCCAAAAGGCAAAGGTTTTCCAGGGTTACTTACATTTTCACTAGAGAAATCAAGTCTTTGTATTGTACTATCAAAACCTGGAGTAAACCCACCAATAAAATATCCATATGAAATGCTAGAAACACCACCAAGTAATCTAGATCCAAGAAATAAATTTTTTCCTGGACTACTAAAAGTTTCATTAGAAAAGTCAAGTCTTGTGACTACAGACACTCCACCTGAACCAAAACTACCTCCACCAAAATATCCATATAAATTTGAAGTTGCTGTTGCACCTCTTGATATTGCTGAAGGTAAATTTCTTCCAGGGGCACTTAATGTTTCATTGAAAAAATCAAGTCTATTAAAATTGGATGATACACTAGGCGTGCCAGCAATATATCCACCTCCAAAATATCCATAACTAGCACTTTCGGGCCAACTAATGAAGTTATTATTTTCAATATTTTTTACTTGTTCTACCTTAACTTCGTTGAGTGAAAATACTGCCATTAGAGTCCAAAAATAGAATATCTTTGAGTTCTTGATTTCCAGAACTCCATATAATTATATTTATCAATCACATACTCACTTAAGAACTTTGTATTATCACGATGTATTTTTTCAACCTTATTTCTGACAGTGTGCATATTCTCTAAACCATAAACCTCATCATTCTCATCATATTTTGGTTTTATATTTTCAAAACTGTGAGTAAATCTTGAAAGTTCCAAAAAATCATAAATGCGATTAAGTTCTTGGTGTGGTTTATTTACCAGATTATCGTATTCAACTAATAACAAATATTTATTGTTACCTTTACGAAATGCTTCTGAAAGTGCATGACATGATTGTCCGATAATCCCTTGTGGAGACATTAGGTAGTCTGCACGATTATCATTATTAATCTCTATGCCATTAGCAATAAGTGCTTCGTCAATAAAAGAAGTTGATTTTGAATGATAAACAAGATTTAGAAATGAGGAAATAATATCTTGAATATCTCTGACTGGACATATAATCTTTGGTTCTTTTGTAATATAATCTTGAATGTGTTGAATTTCATTAACCCAACCTCTGGATTTATCTATAATAATGTCTTGTGGGATATTGAAGTAATAGTTATCAGGTATTGATGATAAGACCTTATGTGCTCCTTCTGGATTTGGTGTTGCTTTGTATTGTTCTGATTGATATAAAAGATACTCTTCTGTGTAGTGTATTGTATCTAAAAGTGGAGAGTTTGTAGATGCATGTACTTCTGGATTTTGATTGAGTAATGCTGTCAGTAAGGTAGAACCTGAACGTGGAAGTCCAGACATAAAATAAAAAGTTTTCATAATATTAGTTTGAGTTTGAAAGACCTGTTAAAATATTTCTAGCACTTGGTAAACTAGGAGAAGCACTTATATTTTCGGTTGAGAAATCAATCTTTGAGACAGAGGCAGTTCTTACAGTCGGTGAAGTCTGACCTCCTGCAAAATATCCAAAAAACATAGATGATGTTCCACCCAATCTACTAACACCAACTGGTAAATTCTTTCCGGGATTACTTACTGTCTCATTGGAAAAATCAAGTCTAGAAATTGTATTAATATATGGTGGTAAATACCCACCACCAAAGTATCCATAAGAATTATTTGAAACTGCTGTCATAGTTTGTAATGCTGATGATAAATTTTTCCCAGGATTACTTACATTTTCATTGGAAAAATCAAGTCTTGATATTGTGGAGTGTCCACCACTAAAATATCCATATGAACTATTTGAGACTGTTACTGAATTTTGTAATGCTGATGATAAATTTTTCCCAGGATCACTTACAGTTTCATTGGAGAAATCAAGTCTTGTTATTGTGCAAATCTCTGTTCCTGGGGCAGCCCCACCACCAAAATATCCATAAGAATTACTTGATGTTCCTGCGAAATTATATCTTGCTAAAGGTAAATCTTTTCCAGGATCACTTACAGTTTCATTGGAGAAATCAAGTCTTGATATTGTATTGATAATTGATGGACTAGCTCCACCACCAAAGTATCCGTAAAAATTATTTGAAACTGCTGCGGTCCATCCCCTAACAGTTGGTAAATTTTTTCCAGGATTGCTAAAACCATCAGTTGAAAAATCAAGTCTTGAAATTGTATTAACAAATACTGGAAAGTATCCACCACCAAAGTACCCATAAGTTTTGGTCATTTTAGTATAAGATTTACCTCCAGTAAGTCCAACCGCCGAAACAACTATCATAGGTAAATTTTTCCCTGGATTATTTAATGTTGTACTAGAAAAATCAAGTCTATTGATTACATTCGAGTCAAATCCAGGAGTTCCGCCACCTCCAAAATATCCATAAGTATTACTTGAAGTTCCTGCTATATGTCCCCGTACACCAGGCAAATTGTTTCCTGGGTCACTTACAGTTTCATTTGAGAAATCAAGTCTTGTAATATTACTTATGTATGGACCATTGAGATATCCACCACCAAAATATCCAAAATAATTGTTAAAAATTGGTCCAACATTACTTCTTCCTGAAGGTAAATTTTTTCCTGGACTACTTACAGTTTCGTTAGAAAAATCAAGCCTTGGTATAGTGTTAGTTAGCACAAATCCTGGATCAAATCCACCCGCAAGATAACCATATAAATCAGTAAAAACTGACCTTATATAGTGTCTTTCTGAAGGTATATTTTGTCCCGGGATACTAAAAGTTTCATTAGAAAAATCAAGTCTTCTGATGTTACTAGAGACAAATCCTGAATAATTGCCTCCAGCAAAATAACCATATGATTTACCAGAAACTCCAGCTGCGTTTGTTCCTGCTGATGGTAAATTATTTCCAGGAAGACTTACATTTTCAGTCGAAAAATCAAGTCTTGTAATGGTGTTAGTGTTTATAAAATTTGGTGGTGTATCTCCACCACCAACATACCCATATGAATTATTGAAAACTCCCATTGCAAAACGCCTAGATCCTGAAGGTAAATATTTTCCTGGGTCACTTACAGTCTCATTGGAAAAATCAAGTCTTGCAAAAACAGTGCTAAGATTGGATCCCGAAGCATAGTAACCATAATTGCCAGACTCAGGCCAACTTGCAAAATTATTACTTTTTACATTTTGGTATTGATTTTTATAAACTCTGTTAAGTCCAAAAACACCAGTTGCCATTTAATTATCCTTCTTGATAAACGTGAGACCCAACGTGGGCGAGTCTAATATTACTATTTAACCAGACAGTGTATCCAACACTTTTTGCTCTTTCAAAAAATGAAAAATCTTCAGGAAGATATGCCATATCTTTTTTAAGTTCTAGAAAGTAATGATATGAATTATTATATTCTTTTTCAGTTGGTGGGAAAGTAGAATTATTAGTTGGTGGATAGTATTTTAATTCTTCACCATATTTTTGAGAAATATCCTCAAAAATTTTTCTTTTAATCATAGCAAAACCAAACCCAATATTTTCAATTTGTATTAATTCTCCTTCAATTATTTCTGGTTTTGTAATATTATAATTATATCTAAGTGGAATTCCTTTCATAGGATAAGCTCCACATATAATATCTTTATCGTACTTTAAAAGATTAAATACATCTTCCGCAGTAAATCCAACATCAGCATCAATAAATAAAATTCTTTCATATTCTGTATTATTCATAAAAAAATTAACCATCTTAGATCTTGCTTGAGTAACAAGACTTTCATTTGCCATTGTAAGTAAACCATGGTCAATGTTTGCGGTTCTCAGTTCTTTCCCCAGATTAAATAATCCTTTTGCTGTTTTATCACTGACAAGTCCACCATAACAAGGCATAGCAATTAAAAGAGACATACAAATAATTTAAAACTCATACTATATATTTGCCTGATAATGTGACTGCCAATGCGCTTGCTAAAGATGCTGATGCGACTATAGAATCATTTGTTGCAAGATATTTTGGTTTTACTAATAGTTCAATTACACTATTTTTTGGAATTGTAATATTAAAAGCTAAGTATCCTAATCTTACTCCAGATGCCAAAGTGCCACGATAGATAGAAACAGATGCATCAATATCAGTATTTAAACTATAGTTGCAAAGTTTAATTGATTGCAACATTGCATTCCCTGTTGTTGCCTGGAAAATTTGAGTTCCCGTTGCAGTTGATACTATACCTCCAGTTCCAATATAAGTAGTGTCACTTTTTTCTGAAATGATAATAAATGCATCCAAACCCCCATCAATACCTACTGCAGTTGGCGAAGCATTAGAAAGTGCTTGAAATCTTATAGTATCTGATGGACTTGCGATAATTGGTTGATCTAAAAATTCCATCGCACCTTGATATGGAACAATCACTCGTTGGGCCAATGGAACATTTGATCCACCATTAAAGTCATGTCTTGCTACAAAATATAATTCATTAGTAAATGTATTGGTAACATGTATAGATTCGATTACATATTTTTTACCGGCAGTCGATGGAAATGTATATGCAATACCTGGACCAGTAGTAATATCATTCAAAGATGCTACAGTTGTGCCAATTCCAGAAGTAACAGAAACAAAAACTGATGATGTAATTGAATTGTTATAACCTCCAAATCCACTTGCACCACCACCACCAGCGGTAGCCCAAGATAAAGTTCCAGATCCATTGGTAACTAATGCCTGCCCAGCAGTGCCATCTGCATTCGGAAGAAACCAAATTGTGTTTGTAGTTATGTTTGCTGGAGCTTCAAATCCAACATAATTGGTTCCATTTCCAGAAGCTTCTAAAAATCTAAGTTCAGCTTGATTATTTAAATTTACTAGGGTAGTAAATGATGGTGAATCTGCTCTTACTTCATTTCCTGTTCCAGTACTTGTAGGATTGGTCCCTGCTGTTACTCTACCTTTAGCATCTACTGTAACTGATGTGTATGTCCCAGATGTGACTCCAGAGTTGGATAATGTAGTAGCAAATGATCCAGTACCAGTCCCAGTTACATCGCCAGTTAATGTTATAGTTTGATCTCCTGTATTACTTCCTGAAACAGTAGCATCTGCAGAAACAGTTAAGTTTCCAGAAAGGGAGATAGTTCTATTTGCATCATTAACATTGACACTCAATGATCTAGTAGCCGTTAAATTAGCACTATTTGTTATTTGTAGATAATGACTTGGCGTTGAATCATCATACAAGAAAATATCACCAAAATAACCAGATTGAGTTGATGTATTGCTACTAGTTAGAAAATCTACTCCACCAAAAGTATTCCAAGATAAATTTCCAGCTCCATCAGTAATTAAAGCTTGGCCATTAGTACCATCTACATTTGGAAGAACCCAAATTCTATTTGTAGTTATATTTGCCGGTGCCTTAAGTCCTACATAATTGGTTCCATTAGTGGTATCTTCTAAAAATCTAAGTTCAGCTTGATTATTTAAATTTACTAGAGTGGTAAATGATGGTGAATCAGTAAGTGCTATCGATGGATTTGACCCTGCTGTTACTCTACCTTTAGCATCTACTGTAACTGATGTATATGTTCCGGCACTTACTCCAGAGTTGGATAATGTAGTAGCAAATGATCCAGTACCAGTACCAGTTACATCACCAGTTAGTTCTATAGTTTGATCTCCTGTGTTACTTCCTGAAACAGTAGCATTAGAACTAATGGTTAAATTACCACTTAATGATATAGTTCTATCTGCATCATTAACATTAACACTTAATGTCCTTTCTGCCGTTAAATTAGCACTATTTGTTATTTGTAGATAATGACTTGGCGTTGAATCATCATACAAGAAAATATCACCAAAATAACCAGATTGGGTAGATGTGGAAGAAGTAGTTAATGCATCTATTATACCATAGCCACCTAAAGTTGTTGGATTAGTCCCGGCGGTTACTCTACCTTTAGTGTCTACTGTAACTGATGTATATGTTCCAGCAGTTACTCCAGAACTTGCTAAAGTTGAAGTAACACTTATATTACCAGATCCATCAATATCAGTAGCAGTTCCAGATACATCTCCACTTAATGTTAATGTGCGTTTTGTACTCCATTTAGTGGCAGTATCTGCGTTTCCTACTAATGCACCACGAAAATTAGTTGCTTGAATGTCTCCAAGAGTACCACTAAAAACTTCACTTGAATTGGTTGCATCTGGAATATATGTCAGATATCCTGTACTATCATCAAATCCAAAAAAACCAATTTTTGCATTTGATCCGTCATGCCATCTAAACTCTATTCCACGATCTTTTGAATCATCAGTTGTTGGAGCAGTATCTCCTCCTAATGTAATAATTGGATCATCAATTGTAGTTACAGTTGAATTAATAACTGTTGAAGTTCCATTGACTGTTAATGTTCCAGCAACCGTTAAATTATTAAATGATACATTATCAGTTGTACCTACACTTTGTCCGATTGATATTGTAGGAGTTCCTCCCTCAGTTGCCGTACCATTAGTAAGAGTAACTCCAGTGCCAGCAACTAAATTTGCTACGTAATTTCCAGTTGTATCAGTACCTAGAGTAAAATTTGGAATCCAGTTTTCCCATCTAGTATTTGAGTTATTATATCTCAATAATTGATTATTGGATGGAGATGAAATAACAACATCTGTTAAATTATCTAATGATAAATCTGAAAGAGTTACAGTTGCAGTTGATCCAGATGAAGTTGCAGTTATATAATTTCCAACAAATTTAATTTCTGTAGTGCCATACAAATTTCCTAATAATGTATTTTCTTCATATACTGAAACTCCTCCTGGTGGTGCAGATATCCATTGTATTCCAGTGCCACTAGATGCTAAAATTTGACCAGAAGTTCCTACCTGGCCATCTTTATCTTTTAAAGATTTTTTTAGTTCTACAGAACCATCAAAAGTAGAGTTTCCAATAATATTGGCAACATCAATGGAATCGGTATACCCAGAAATACCAACCTGTAACTTTTTAAGTCTATCTGAAAGATAATTTGCCATTTTAAGTACTACTAATTAATTGTTTCTAAAACAGATGCTACAAATTTCAAATTACTTCCATTACTACCAGACAAATATAATTTATCTCCAGATTCTAAGACTAATTTTCCTTGCAATAAATTAACGGTATCTTTAAATGGAACTGGAAATGATTTAAATAATTCAGTATTTGTACTACCTCTAGTATAAATTAAAGTAACATCATATGATGTTGTTGTGCTAATATTTGCAACTTGTGCCAATAGAAGAACAGCCGAATATCCGGTAGGTGCAGTATATATTAAAGTAGAGCTAGTAGGAACTACTTCTGCTATAGTTTTAAATACATTATTTTTTAATGCCATTGTTAATTACGCTCCTAAAGCTAGAATGAATGGAGTTATTGATGAAAATAAACTCTTAGAGTAAGAATTTCCAGTTATTGTTCCGGTTAATTGATTTATTACAACTCCATCGCCTATTCTAAAGTTTCCGGATTGATCAGTAGATGTATATACTACTAATCCTCCATTTTTCATATCAACTTCATTTTCTTGAATGCTTACCCCACCTTTAAACGGTAAACTAGTTTGAATATCAGTTCCAGATCCAATATATTCAAATGAATGCCCAGATGCTAATAATCTAGTCTGTTTATAAAATTCAATTGAATCATTTTGAGCAACACTAAATGGAATTGTATCAGTAAGAGTAATTTTATAATTATTTGAACTTAGTTGTTCTGTAGTATCTATCACATAATATTGTGGGGCCATTTCAACTGAATATGTAACTCCAGAACCTCCACCCCCAGACAATGTTAATGTTGGGGGACTGGATGTGTATCCTCTACCAGATGAGATAACTTCGATAGATTTAATTTGGCCGTTTTGAATTTCAGCTATAGCTTGAGCACCAATTCCCCAAGAAGTTGCTGGACTAGATATTGTAATATTTGGTGCTGTTGTATAATTATTTCCACCATTCGTAATAGTAATTTTGTTAACTTGATAATATAAAGTATTATTAAAAGTAACTACTTGACCATCATATGGCTTTACATTGTTAATTTTAACAGTTCCGCCAGATACATAAGTATGACTCAATGTAGAACTTCCAACATTTGCAGTTATTGAAGTAGATGTTACAGATTTTACCGTAAATACATATCCATAATTTCCGGAAGGAAATACTTGATTACTGGATGATCCACCAGAAGTACAACTAAAAGTTAAATTTTCAATTTTTACATCCATTCCAACTTGAATTGAATGAGATCCAATTGTAACTGTAACTTCTCCAGTAGAATTATTATAAGATGCCCCGGTAACATTATATGTAGGAGTAGAAATATCTACATTTATACTATCTGTTGTATTCGCAGAAATAGCAGAGGTTACACTTCCAGTATATTTTAAATCACTAACTCCATCAGCAATTAACCCATAATTTCCAAATGATGAATTGGAATTAGTTAAATCACAACCGCCACCATTTCTACATTCAATAGCTTTATCTGTGCATATTGTAAACATAGATACCAATTGAGCATATCCATCATTTTGTATTTTAGCACCAATTCCATTTTGATTAAATTGTGTATATGAATCTACGACCATACTCTTAAGTTGTCCGATGCAATTATCTCCATCAATAAGTAATCCAGTGGACCCAGAAATAAAATTAGTACAATTTTGAATATATGGAGACTGATTAATATATGGAGGATCTGACGGATTAAATGAAAATATTGCTCCGCTGTTTGATGTTGATGATGTAAATGACATATTGGATGCATATGATCCATTGTTTACATAAAATAAATTTCCAGAATTTTGAGGACTAACACTGACTTCTCTTAAAGAATCTCCAACTACACTAACTTGTGCTGGAATGATAACTGGATTATTTTCTATATAATTTCCAGCCGAAACTTTTACTACAGTTCCTGCAGATGCAACTGACAATGCAGATTTTATTGTAGCTTTAGCATTCTGTAAACTAGTTCCAGAATTTGAATCATTACCATCTTTAGATACATATAAAACATTTGTAACAGTTGGATATTTCCACTCTATATTTGTACCAGTAGATGATAAAAATTGTCCAGCACTACCTAAATTACCTAATCTATCTCTTAATCCACTAGATAAAGTTAAATTGCCAGTAATAGTATGATTTGCAGTAATAGTTCTGTTTTCACTAACATGCACATATTGTAAATGATCATCATCACCAAGTCCACTGAGCAATCCATGGTCAGATACTGGAGTAGTTCCAGAAATCCCACCAGTGGAAGTAAGTTGTCTAATATCAAATACGGCAGCAATTCTTGCTTTTGGAGTATTAGCATATCCAGAATCTGTCTGCCAAATAATTTTCCAAATAGGTCTAAATTCTACAATTGGAAAATCACTTAAAGTTAAATCAGCAAATGTTAATTCTTCTTGATCACTGATTAAACTTGATTGACTCTGCCCCATAATTGTAATTACAGGGTAATTGATATTGTTTGTCGCAATTATCCAAGATGTAGTATAATGAGTATTGGTAGCTACATCTGGAGTTGACCACGTTCCCCCACTCAATAAATTATACTTAATTCTTGATGTTCCTTGCTTTACAGCATAATCTGTAGGAGCATCCACCACCCACGAATTTCCACTCTGATAAAAAACCGGAATTCGAGCTGGACCTTGCAAATCTTGTTGCCATGTATTTGCAGTCGGACTATTACTATGAGTAACTATAACTTCTAAATCTTCATCAAAAAATGTACCACCGCTGAGATCAAACTGAGCATCTGAATTGTTTGCACCAGTTCCGGTGGTAATATAATTACTGATTGAAAATCCATTAGCAATTACTGCACCACGAGTTCTGTGTAGGTATTCGTGGGTTTGCCAATCTAAAACAATACCATGCCTTTCGTCTGCCACAAATGGCGCAGTTGCAGTAGTTGAATTCCAATAAACATACGCAGTTGGAGTATCATTCTCCCAATCAAAATATGAAGTTCTATATTGTAGAACTCCATCTGCATCAAAGTAAATAAAATATAGTCCAGTCGTATTTGGAATAGTTACTGTGCGAGCACTAGTTATATTATACTTTACTCCTTTACACCAAACATTGAATGAGGTAGAACTTGGTTGAATCGTGAAAACCCTAGTTCCACTGTCAAAAGAAATGGTACTTTGAGACTTATCTTCGTGTCCCATAGGCTCACTAGCCTTTAATGGGGCAGTTACCTCTATAATTTTATCTGTGCCAGTTCCATCGCCCTTTCTAAGGAATAATTTGCCATCAGCAGTATTAACTGCCAATTCTCTTAGAGACAATTCTGAAAGTGTAGGTTCTTTTCCAGATTGAGAGCTAGATTTAAGCCTAATATTTGTAGCCATATGGCAAGTCCTGTCGGTATTTACCTATTAGAAAAGAGGGATATATATCCCTCTTCTATTTATTCTGATTGTAGTTGCATCTCTTGTAAAATATGATCTGGTGGAGGTCCAAACAAAGAAGTTAACTTTTGAGATGTTGCATCAATGTCAGAATCTTCTTCTGGAATGATAGAATCTATAATCTTATCAATGTCTTCAAAATCATCATCCAATACAGTAGGTTCTTCTGGAGTACTTTCCAATTCATTCACTGGCACATCTGGTTCCTTAACACTAACTTGATCATCTATAATTTCTACATTATTTGCAGGATCATAGATTGCCTTAGATTGATTAGTGATATGATGATGAGCATAGATTCGGTTTCCTTCATTGCAAGGAGTGAAGGAAACAGTATAGTACCCATACTTTGGATCAAAGGCTGGAATCGGACTACCAGTTTCTTCAGTCTTTTTAATGATTTCTTTCAGTTCGTCTGAAAGTTCATCCGATTCCATTTGTTTATGATATGCTATTCGGTTTTGCTCATCTAAGAATAAATTCAATTCATATTCTTGTTGATCTGTTAAAAAATAAGCCATAGTTAAATTTTCGGTAATTAAATGTGTAGGGGATCTCCAACCACAGAAATAGATGTTTCGACGTGAGTTTTTGGATTAAATCTTGTAACTTCCACATTGAATAGTGGTGATACGTAGGTGGATAAATCTCCAAATTTAATATCAATAACTCTGTTTGCTACATCAAAAGATTCTACAGGTTTCAAGTTGTTGAAAGTATTTATCAGTGTTGACTGGTTGTATACTCTTCTATCAACATTGAATCTTATATTATATCTATTAAATCCTGGCTTGTTGTTTCCAATCACGTTGTATCCGAGAGTTCCAACATTAGTTGGAGTTACACCAGTTTCAGAGTCACCAGAGAATACTAGTGATTGTCCAGCCACAGCACCAGCACCAGCAGTTGTTGAGTGCATTACTCGTGGAGAAATGTATGACCAAGCTGTATCATTTGTAATTGTAGTTCCTGTATAAGCTTGAGAAATAATCACTTCATTGTCATTCGCACCTTTTGATCTTACAACGCCAACAAAACTAGATGGAGATGGTGATTGATCTGCATAAACTACGTCACCTGGAAGTAGTGTGAGTGCTACGTTTGTTCCCGTAATAGTTGATGATCCAGATGTTATAGAGATAGACAGTGATTGATTCTGGCGTGCAAAAGTAGTGCTTAGTGATGGTTTGTAGTTAATAACATTATTGATAGCCAATTGTTCTGCAAGTCTTGAAGAACTACCACCTGCAACACTACCAGTATCAGATACTGTACCATTTTGTAGAGAATATCTCAATCTAGTATTGGTTGAGATAAACTGATACTGCTTAGTATCGTAAGATTCCCCACCATATGAAGCATAATCACCAGTATTATGAGAAGCATAGATAGAACCTGTCGATAATGTAGTATGATTCAATGCTGAGAATGTGAATGATCCAACACCATCATAGTTAGTTAATGTGGTTGGAGCATAATTACTTTCAATAGTTGAACCAACATTACATTGTAGCATGTATGGTGAATATGAAGCATTTTCCCACTTGGCATGAACTGGAACTGCAGTTAGCCAGATAGAACTATTATATTGTCTACCTCTTTGTAGTGATGATGCACCATTTAATTGAATACCAATGGTTCTTTGACCTGATGCAGATAATCCGAAGTTTCCAACCCAACCTTGTCTTCCAGACATTGCCTGTCCAGTAGAGTTTTCATTTGCGTTAATATAATTTTGATATCTTTCATACCAGATTTTATATTCTCCGAAGGTTAATTTAACTCCAGTATCAGAGTAAACAAACTTTCTTGCAATAGGACCATCAAATGTAAAGTTTCCTAATCTATGGCTTACAAACACATCTTGGATTGTATACCAATTTGGCTTGTGGCTATCTCTATATCCATTATGTAGAATGTGGGCATTATTTGCAATGATGGTACATCTTGAATATCCAAAATATTCATTGCTACTTGTGGTTGATGGAGGATCCACTGTAAAGATCTGAGAAGAATATGTATATGTTCTTCCAGTAGAAGTGTATCTCCATGAAGCATTAGTTGTAACAGCAGCCTTGGAATTTTCCACCAAGTAAATCTTGGTAGCATCTACACTAGAAACAGTTCCCAACTCAACTCCACTAGAACTATAAATGATATATCCAGGTAGAATGATCTGCTGTGCAAATTTTGCATCAGATGTAGAACTTAAAGTAATTTCTTTACTTGCAGTGCTTGTTGTAATTGTACAAGTTAGATCAGTAGTAGCTTGAATTCTGTAGATATCTTCCCAAGTGTATGACAGTAAATCTCCAGCTCTAACTCTACCACTTCTATTTGGAAGATAAATTTCAGTGCAGAATACTGAATCACTAGCATTTGCATTAGCAAGTTTAATATTATTTGCACGGAATGCACTACCACCAGTCTTAGGATAAGTCCATCCACCATGATTAATGTACATCATACCGTAAGTTTTAACTGGACTTGATGTGGTTGAACCATCCGCTAGTAATGCTCCGGATGAATCTCGGTTCCAATTTGCAGTTGGGAATGGATCTGCAAGGTAAACATTAATCTTGCCATTTGTGCCATCCTTTTCCAGATCAAGAATTCTTGACTTGAATAGGAATGAATTATTTTGTCCCTTTCCAGGATGTCCATAGTCATTATTATAACCATAGTCTGGTGTAGGTGCAATATTAAATTTCGTTCCCTCTGGAATAGCTTTAGTCAATGGTTTATCTAGAGTTAAAATTATACTATTATCATAATAACCACTATAGTAGAATACAATATTAGAACCTGCAGCGATTGAAAGTGTGCTTGCGCTACCATCGCCAGGAGGATTATCTCCAGGATTTCTTCCTCCATCAGGATCAACTAGATTATTGTTTAGATATACAGTTGTTGTATTATCAGAATTTACAACTTTATAATCGACATTATTTATCCAACAGCAATTGTTTGGAGCATAATATAACCAATCTGTTGAATTTTTTTGTCCATATACTGTCACATTTCCAGTTAGTGCTGGTGGATTTTCTACAAGTAGAACTCTGTAGGTTCCAATTCCTCCATTTCCAGATAGATTAATAGAATCTTCATATGTTCCATCATCTAATGAGCGGACATCTCCATCCATACCAACCACATAACCAATCAAGTTAGTATAATTTGAATTTAAGTATAAAGGTTGACCTTTTGTGATTGCTCCAAATGATGGCTGGGCAGAAACAGTCATTAATCTTTCATATGGATCATTTGGGGTATCAATTGCATCAAATGTAGCTACAAATGTTGCAGCACTAGAAATTCTTTGCATACTTCTTACGAATGCAGAAGAAATTGTGAGAGCTTTTTGGCCAGCATTTGCATTTAATCCACTTATAGCACCGAGATATCCCCATCTCCTAAATCCACCTGGGTGAAGTTGCTCAACAGAAGAATCTCTTGCGGAACTTAAGTTTGCAGAAACAAGAGGATTGATATACTGATAAATTGAGGTATCTTGAGTATTAGTTGCATGAATATTATAAGTATGCTTATAAAATACAGCTTTAAATCCTGAAGTTCTATATGCAATACTTCCACTAATACGTCTATCACCTTCTCTATTACTTGAGATGTTAGATGCGGCTGTATTTTGAGGATCGCCAACAACAATTTCGACTGCATTCCAGTTAGTTGCAGCTTGTCCACTTACAGCAGGCTTTGAAATATCTCTATATGGAATAGTAACAGTCTGACCAATTGAAAGTTTTTCAAAGTCAGCGAGTAATCCTTGTGCATCAGTAGTAGAACTAATTGATATTTTAGCAAGTTTATTAGCTACAATTCCAGTAGGAGTTACATATGTAGATGATCCACCATAAGTAATACCTTCAATGTTATTTCCAGATCCTGTAGCATTGAATCTCTTAATTCCATAACAAGTTACATCTACTGGATCTGCTAATGTAAGTGTAGTAGGAATAACACTATCAACGGTAACAGTAGCATCAGAAGAATTGTTTGGATCTAGACCTTCCCAGTCACGAATGTAATGTGGCCAGTACTTGGTCATGCTTCTTGTTAGACGAAGCTCATATCCCTTAGGATCTGATGAATTTCCGGCCTTTGTGAAGTCACATGTTTCACGATTACCAATTACAATTCTTCCTGTTGCAGGCCAATAATCTAGGATATTGTCATAATCAAAGACATCAAATCTTGTATTGCTTGGATATGTTGGAGAATACTCAGAATCTTCTAACATCACTACAATATCTGCTCTAATATCAGAGGTGTTAGTTTCATTGATATATTTGTATACACCTATGTATGGACTGTTAGTTGTAGGATTATTAACAGCGATCTTGTAATAAATGTTATTATATAAAATATATCCACCAGGCTTAAATATAGACTTAGATTTTAGTATCTGAGATTTTAGATTTGAAGCAATAGTTGGATTTTCTACACTATTTACAATAAAGCAATTGTTAGGAAGAATGACTTTAAATTCACCATTTTCAAATAGTTCAAGTAATTCTTCATTGTAATTATCTCTAACTGTCATTGTAAATGTATTAGAGATTTTTGTAGCTCCACTATAAATTTCAAATACATCATTCTTGAGATGTCCACTACCAATAGAAATGATATCTAGGCTGGTTAATTTTCCACTGCTATTTGTAGACAATACAACTTTACCAGATGTTGCAGAAGGTCTTGTGACATTTCTCAATTCATAAATTGTGGATCTGCTAGCATTTGCTACTGTAAATGTAGAATCAATATTAGAGATTGCTAAGTTAGCTGGCTCAGAGTATCTAATAACGTTATCATCTTGGGAAAGAATTAATCTTGAGTTAGTTCCTACAATAGTCTTTTGATAACGTGAAGTTGCAGTTGCAACATAGTTATATCTAATTGAACTTAGATAGTTAACATTAATATCAATCTTTGTTGAATTAACTTTAGATAGTGCAGAGAAAGATCCGGAATATGTAATTTTTACAAACTTATAATCTCCTGATTGTCCAGCTCCAGCTCTAGTTACAGCTCCAGTACTAGAATTGATAAAGAATGTATCCCCAGTGGTAATAACTTTAGTTGCTGTTGCGTAAGTAGTTTCAATGTTATCAAATTTAACAAATTTACTTGCATTCCTACCAACGAAGATATTTCTAATAATATCTTCACCTGCTTCATTGTTTGCATAGAAGAATGATAATGTCTTAGGTTCTAATTGTGCATATGAAACTACAGATGTAGGCATTGACAATTGAGAACTAGAAGTGATGGTTGTAGTGCCATCATTCCATCTTAATAATACAGCAGAACTATTTCCAGATGCAGTAGGAATATGATTTCCAGTTGGAGTTCCGTTTGGAGCATCATAATAAATTTTATTAGGAGTTTGATATCTTTCATTCAATGCAACTTTTGTCAGTAATCCTCCTTTAGGAATTTCACTTTCTCCAGTCCAAGGAACTACACCCTGAGAAGACTTATTAAATCTTCTAATAGCTTGTAGTGTATTAATTGGGAATGTTCTAGCATCACCATCGGATAATCTACCATATGGATCCTTAGATGGCTCTAGGTAAATATTTGATTGTGGATTATATTCTGATAGAGTTCTAAATTCTTCATCTTGTGGAGAAGTAGCAATTGCATATGCAGGTAAATCTCCACCCATTTGAGTAAATTCATTCTGATCTTCCATCTGGAACATCTCAATAGAGTGCCCAGCAATGAAGCTACCTCCAACTCTAGATGAATTGCCACTAAACAATCCAGTCCAATCAAGAGATAGATTTCCTCTAAATCTAGTTCCATTTAGGGTTAGTTTAGAACCTCTACACTTGATCAGTCCTCCACGATATCCTCCACCAAATGTATTTGCAGCTTCAGAAGCAGGAGATTGAGCACCAATTGTAACCCCAGTTAGGTTTAATGTGAACCCAGATCCTGGAATTGCATTTACGGTAATTAGGCTGCTCTGATAGTTACCATTGACAGGGAATCCTGCAGATGGGAATCTTCTTCTGAGTGCTCTATATGCATATGGCCAAGATAGAAATATCTTTTTACCTCTAGCAGTTAGTGCATCATCATCTACATTTGCTCCAGGACCAGTTGTTCTCTTTCTAACATAATCTAGATATGGAGATGATCCACCACCTGTAGTATCTGGAGTAGTAGCAATTGCAGATAGAAGATTTTGCTTTGCAACAACTTTAAAGTCGTCAGCAGATAGTTGGTTATCTGATAATGATACAGTTCTTCCTGTAGGAGAAAGAATAAATCCTCTACCATCATTAATCTGAATTCTAAATGAACCATTAATGGTAGTTTGTTGAGTACTGTTAAGTCTATACGCCATAACTGAAGTAATAGCTCCAGTGCTAACATTAATAGTTGCATACAACGCAACATTAGATGAAGTTCCTCCATTAGATACTAAAGATGCAAATAGCCTATCATTGTAACTTCTAGTATTTGTGAGGCTTCCTGCAGAATTCAATGCAGTATTAATTGCACTTTGAATATCATTACTTCCAATTGTAAACTCAGCATTAGCAGCAATAGTAATATTATTAAAGTTTATAGTTGGCTGTACAAATCCTTTACCAATACCACCACCAAATTGCAGAGTGGTGTTATCATAGTTTGCAAACTGAGTTAGAATAGTCTTAGAAATTCCAGCATTCTCAATAAATGAATCAATAGATGTAGCTGCGTTTGGATTTGATGCATTTCCTGCAGGGATAGCGCCAAATTCTCTAGGAGCAATATCAAGAACAAGATATCTAGTTTCAGTGAAACCATTTCGTCTCAATGGAAGAGCTTTCTTTCTGTTTGTAGCAATAGCAACATCTTCAGCTGCACCATAATTAGTTGTAGTTGAAGTTGGTGTTGTTTTTAATTGAATTAATTGAGTTGGATATTCTGAGAATGAACCAGCACCATATGGATAAGGTTGAATGGAATTATCAACTTCATAGTTTGGATTTCTATCAATTATAAGTGAAATGTATCCTTCTTCAGAACCACGTATGATACCATAAATTTCAGGAATATCATACTTAGTAATCTCATCACCAAAAATATTAAACTGTGTAAATGATACAAATGATTGAGCAGGGATGCTTGTGGTAATGTTATCAGTTAATGTAATTACATTTCCTACAATAGTCTCTACTCTTGTTCCAACTGGAATTAAATTGTTGCCAGCAGAATCTAAAGCTACAATTTTGTCCCCTGTTAAAATTGATTCAACATTGTCTAATGTAATTGTTTTAGTTCCACTAGCTCCACCAGAAACTACTGTTTTAATAATTGCTGACTGATAACCACCTTCATGCATGAATCCTTTTGGAAGGAACTGCCTTCTAGTTTCAAGTGCCCAGTTGTATGCAAGTGTGGTAAATTCTGCTCCATCTTCATTGAGGAAGACTAGTTTTCTCTTTCCAGATGTATATCCTTCTAGATCTAAATCTTCTACGGGATTAGTATAACTTGCATTATTGCCATTATTGCCACCTGCAGTGCGATATACTGAAATTAATACCTGAATTTCTTCTGTATTGAGACCAGCGTTCTTTCTTCTGACACTTAGAACTTTAGTAGACTTGGATAGATTTTCAACAGTAGCTTCATCTGATAGTTTAATTACTTTACCATTCTCTGCCAACCAATACATGGTTGTACCTGGAATGATATATTTTCTCATGCGGTCAAATTGTTCCGCAGTAAAGTCACTTTGCTTCAGTACTACTACTAAATAACGACTATTTGAAATAGTAGCAGAGTTTAATTCATAATAATTTGCATTATCTGCAATATCATTTACAATATCTATACTATTGACACTTGGTACTAGTAAAGCGTTTACTCCAGTTCCAGTAGAAACATTTGCAATCACTTCAATTGCACCGTCAACTCCAGTGCTGTTGATGGTATTCAATGATGGAGTTGATTTAATTTTTCCTTTAATATAATATGCTCTTCTTACTACTCTTCTGGCATTTTGAAGAACCGGATTGGAGGTATAAATGGAGTCAGGAATTTCACTCTTGGTAATCGCTTCATTTAATCCAAGGAAATGTACATTATTAACATTAAATGAGCCATTTGCACCAAGTCCTCCACTCACATTTACATACATTGCATCATTTCCAAATCCCCATTGTGTGTAAAACTCGGGAGAGCGATAAAGATAAATGCTATCTCCTCTTCGGACAGTATCTTCTAGGTATCCACCCATTCTACCTGCAGATGTACGAGTACGCTCTTTACCAGCAAATACACTGCTATTTGCAACTCCAGTACCATTAATTTTAACAGAGCATGGGAACTGAGTTCCATCTAGTTTGTAATAACCAGGCTTCATAAGAAGTTCTAGTTCATCAGCAGAAGTAAATCCAGAGTTTTCTGCCCACTGCTTTGCCTGGGAGAATGAGAATAGAGGGCTAAATTTCTTAACTGCTCTTCTTTCTTGAATATTAACACCAAGAGCTTTAGAGCTATATGGATTAGGTAAATTCTTATCAAACCAATCTTGATCAAGAGTTACTGCAACTGGAAGAGATTTTTGTGGGCTAGTGTACAGAATTGCATCTTCAATATTAACTTCCTCTACTACACCCTTTGTTGGATCTAGAGGTGGAATGAATGGAGATTCGGCTGCCCATCTATCAGAAGAATAGACCTGAGTACTACATCCAAAGAAGAATACATTTTTAGATGCAATTCCTGGATAATTATTTTCGTAGTCAGTTGTAAATTGGGCGCTAGTTCCAGCAGTATTAGTTCCTTCTCCAACGTTTTTAGTTAGTTTAAATGTTGCAACATTAGTTCCACTATTGTGTCCAGTTTTGTAATATGCAAATGTAGCAATTTTATATGTTCCTCCTTTAGGAGCTTCTCTTAATGAAATGCAACCTCTATTTGGCCATTGTTGATATTCATCTGCAGTCATAGTAACCTGCAGATCTTTATATGTTGAAGTATTTAATACGTTAATATCATTATTGTTGGTGAAGTTACTTGCAAGTTTTGCGGTTAGATATTTAATATCTCCCTCAGATGCATCTGTTCCAAAATTTCCACCAGTAGCAATGATAGATGGATAGTTTTTAATTATGGAAGTATAAGTTCCATTGCCACAATAACTTCTTAGATATGTAGGTAATGCAATTCCATTTTGATAATTTGAAATTACAGCTGTATTATCAGTATAATCAATTTCTTGATATTGAAGTGGGATATTAATAACAGGATTGAAGTAAATTTTATTTCCCGATCCATCAACATAAAAATCGGTAACAGTTAGACCGATTAAATTCATTTCGATATCAATTTTACCATAAGAAGGAATACCAGAACTTTCAGTGAATGCTAGTTTAATTACTGAACTAGTTGACCAAGTAACATCATTTACTACAGTATTTGTAAATGTAATTGCATCAGCTACTTTCTTTCCATTTACTGATTTATATGAATCGACAGAGTTTTGTAGATATGGTTGAACATAAACTCTGTTGTTATCAAGTGTAACTGCTTGAGCAGAAATGAGTTGCCTCTTTACTCTCCATGCATCAAGGTACTTAGGAGAAACATATAGTTTATCGTTAGTATCAGTTGAAATAAAACCAGTTTTTTCAGGTTTAGCAGCTTTTACGAAACCATATGCATTAGTATTACCTTCTGGGAAGAATGCAGAATTATTAATTTCAGCTCTGTCAATGAATAGTCTTTCTCCAATGATCAAGTTATTGATATTTGCTTTGTCGCTAACGGTTAGCTTTGCAATGTTGAAGAAGTTGGATAGTTCTTTCAATGCACTCTGATTTGCATTTGCCCCAGAGCCATCAGCAGTATCGGTAACATTGACAACTGCATTTGAGATACGGTTTTCAATATTGTCAATATCTAGATAATTAGATTCTGATGATTTGCGAAGCTTTGGTACGTTTAGTGTTACTGTAGAAGTACCACCAGCTTGAATGATTTGGTTTCCAATATAGAAATCACCAGCAGAGTTTGTACCAGATGATGCAATAAATCCACCAGAATTTTCATAGCCCTGAGCAATAAACTGCTCATAGATTTTAAGAACTCTTGTTTGTAGATTTGGGAAGCCAGTTGAATAGTTACCAGAACCAAGACCAATATATTCCCAAGTGTGTGAAGATGCACGGAGAATAGAAGGTCTATAAAGTGGTAATAATGGAGCATAAGTCAGTCCAGTTTGATTGGCATCACTACTAGCTTGTATAGTATTGGAATTTACAACATAGCCAGGAGAAGTAACGATAATTCTTCTATCCGCAGCATCCAAGTTAACACCAAAATTATTATACTCTGTAATTTTTGATGCTTCGGTAACTATTGATCCTGCAGGACCTCTACCAAATCTAATTGAACTAGAATATACATTAAAAGAAGTTGAACTTGAAGTATACCCCAATGCAGACTGAGAAGTTCTAGAATCCCATGGTGCAACTGGGGCAATGAATACTCTACCAGAGTTATCTGGGCCACCACCTGTAGTGGCCATAGTATTAGAAGATGTGATATATCTTAGATCTAGTGCTTGAACTAATCTATGAACAGATTCTGCAGTAACTGAATATAAAGATGGAATATCTTTAAATGGAGTAGTAGAATCAGTTGTTCTAAAACTCTTAAAGTTTGGAACAGAGATATCTTTAATTCTATTTCCCTGGCCAATATTTTCAAGTAATACACGAGAATCTGCTTGTGGGAAATTCCAAACTCTTCTAGTATCATAATCTGGACCTTCTTCATTTACAGAAGGATATAGATAATTTATATTTGTGAATAGTTTAGTATCTTTATCAAAGTTATTAACTTCTTCAATAAATGTAGAACTAAATGATGTTGTAGTAGTTCCAGTTCCAGGAGCATCAATTCCAGTAGGTCTCCTTTCGATGGTAGACGGTGAATTTGCGGAAGAATCAGCAAACTTATTTACGTCACATCTAATAACAGTTAGATAATATACACCATCTCTAACATCTTTTTCCCAAGAAGTAACTTCTTGAACATCCCATACCATAAATCTATAGTCTGAGTATGGAATTCCATCTTCACCATTACCTGCTCTAGTTCCTTTGATAATAAATCTTTTCTCTGGTGCCTTTGGAATTGCATTACTACTTAAGTATTTTGGAATAGTATATTCAAGCTTCCATAATAGTTCTGAAGGTGCAGATGTTCTAGTATCTAAGTATTTTTTAATTGTTAAAGTTGATGGGAATCCAGTCTTATATCTTAAAAGTTTTCTAGTTACTTCTTCAAGTGCAGTTGTAGCTGAACCATCACCAGGATTAAATTTAGTTACAAAATCAAATGATTTTTCTTCATTGAATGAAAAGATAAAATCAGTTAGGAATTTTCTAGTATCTGCATCAGTATAATCTAGTTTTAAATATACTCCATTATTATCCCAGAAATATCCAACTCTTTCTGCATTCTTTGTTGTTGGAACATTATTAACTTTTGGATTATCTTCATCTGGAATATCAGTTGGATCGAATATCTTTACCTTTGCTCTAAATTTACTAGGTTCACCACCAGTAGAACTTTCTAATTCTAAGTTAATATACCTAGATGATTCTGGAGAAATTCCAGTAACTTGATAATAATCACGGAAAAGTGAGTATTGATTTGAAGTTCCATAACTTAGGAATCGTTTTGTTACTTTATTGCCGGTAACTTTATCTGTACTAGTAACAATTAATTCTGGAATACTATCTTCATTAGTTGCACCAGTTTCAAGATATAGACTAAAATATTTTGAGTTAGTGAAACCTGCAAGAGCACTTAATACTGCTGGAGTTAATTCTTCACTTGTTGCGAATGTACTTGGACCCCAAGTTGGACCAGCATTAATATTATAGAAACTTACATCATTGAGAGTTGGTGAGATTCCTTTAGGTGGAACTACTGCAGTGATTCTACCTTGTGATGCTGGAGCAAAGGAATTAAACTGGGAACCTTTTGCACGAAGTGAAATCTGACCAAAGTTAGAGTTGGAGTTGGTGATAGACATATCACCACCAGTTTCTGCAAGGAATTGATCAGCATATCCAACTGCGAACACAGAAACTACCTGAATGAATCCACCATTGGATGCTTTGATGTGGAAGTGTCTGCATTCTGGCTTATATTCTGCGTCTGGATCTGCAAATACTGGAGGTTTTGCAGTAGTAGATTCATCATCATCATTATATAATGTGGTTGTGTTTGGAGATGGAGTTACGTTAGTATCTCCTTGTAAATCTTTAGGTTGAATGAATACACTTCTATCTTTTTGTAGAGAAATACCAGTGAACTGTGCAACAACCATGGACTTGAAGCTGTTTTCTGCAACCTTACTGCCATCAGTATGCATACCGCACATACCAAAGACAGAACGTAGTGAACAGTTAAAAATGTATGGTGAGCAAGAATTAACAGTATCAATAGTGCTATTCTTACTTCCATCACCAACGATAGTATATTCTTCTGGTCTTACTTGAGATGTATCTGGTCTTCCCTGCCATGCATCAATTTTTTTATAGTACTGATCTAGTTCACCATCAGTTGTTCTTTGATCCGCATATGTAAATGCAACAACTCTATGGTGAGAATATTTTGAATCAGTGGTAGTGCTGAATGTTGGAATTCCATTTGAATCAAATGAAGCTCCATTATAAATTGGCTTTGATGATGTTGCAACAGCATCCTTGAAGGTCATCTGCCAGAAGTAGCAACCACCAGTTACCTTAAAGATTGAGGTTTGATTAAATACTCCTTGAGTTTTTCTGAGCTTTACAGTTGCAGTTCCGCCACCAACAAGAGTTACTGTAACTGCTTCTCTAGTGTAATCATCTGGATTGTTGAGAATTCCAGTAGCAATAGCACCTAAAGTTGCTACAGCATTAACTACAGCAGAACAATCTCCATCGGAAACATATCCATTTCCTGCAGAGAATGTAGTTCTGTTGATAGTTTTGCCAGAAGTAATTTCTGAATATGTAATGCTACTATCATTATAAGATTTTGTAATAAATCTCATAATGCTAATCGCATGATTAAATGCGGCTACTGTAGCTGCAACTTCTTGAGATAAATCACTATCACCAGACTTCAAGAATTGTGTTCTGTAGCCATTACCATCAATATAATATTCTGCATTATTGAAGGTATTCTCGTTGCCACCTTGCCTTAAATCTTTAACAATAGCATCAATAAAATAGCCAATATCACGAATACATAGATTCTTTTGAGCATCATTTAAACCATTATATCCAGCTTGATTTCCTTGAAGATATAATTTAGTTTGCTCTTGAATATAACCACGATTCTTTTCAACCATATTTGCACCATCATACATGGTATGGTACAGAATATATCCATCACTGGTTATGCTTCCATCAATTGAAAATGGTGAAGGAACATACTTAGGTCTGATAACAGTTTTTCTGAGATCATAACCAACAATTGAAGTACCTCTAGGTACAATAACGCCACCATTTCTTGGGTTAAATCTAAATGGCTCTGCATCAATTGCAACAGCAGTTCCTGCAGATAGCGGGTTGGTAGTAATATCATATCCAGGTCTGTTGTCAATTTCATATTGACCAGGCAGAACCATAATGGTAAATGCCTCAAACTTATCATTGCTTAGAACTACTGTACCAGTTCCATTTCCTTGTGCGGTAGCAATGAAAGATACACCAGCAGTATTAGACGATGCACCAATAGAAACAAAATCAGTATTGCCTGCGTTTACAATAGTATATGCTTTACCAACTTCTAATGTACTTACGGAAATCGCAGTTGGGTTTGGTTTATAACTTCTCTTTGCTGCCTCTAGTAATGCTCTTTCAATAGTTTTGAATGGTCTATTTAAATTACCACCATCATTATCTTCTAGGTCGGTAGCATTTTTGTCAGACTGGTTTACATAAAGAGTGATATTCTCTGCATTCTCAAAGTCTGGGTTTGTTCCACCTAGAATAGTTCCATTCCCTGCAATGATTTTACCATCAGGTTTAAAGGTCAATCGTGTTTGACCATCTGTAGAAATAGCTAATTCATTATTTGCTGGGCTGTAAATACCAGTTCCAGTATTACCTACACCTTCAAATCCAATAGCTGGAGCTGTTGGGCTATTATTTTGATCAAACTTTATTACAACGCCTTCCGCAATACCACCAGATGTAATTCTAGTTAGAGCCATATGATTACCTAGAGGGGCTTTAAAACTAGATTTATTTATACACGTTTACCTGTCAAAACAGTTCATGTTATATTCTGTAGGCTTTAGAAAATTTATGATGTGCAAAAGTGCTAAATCTGGTTTAGAATCTCCGCATGTAAATACATCTAATGCGGAGCTACCAGATTCTGGCCAAGTATGAATTGAAATATGGCTTTCTGATAATAAAGCTACTATAGTAACTCCTTGTGGGTCAAATTTATGAGAGCAAATATTCAATAACGTTGCGCCAGCAATATCAATAGACTCTCGTATGAGTTCTTTTAAAATTTTCTCATTATCGAGAATGGTGTGATCGCATCCATAGAGTTCTGCGACACAATGCTTTCCTAAATTTTTCAAGTCTGTACTTGTATTAACGATAACTTATTTATTAGTATAGGGCGAGGGGGACTTGAACCCCCACGGCATTACTGCCAACAGATTTTAAGTCTGGTGTGTCTACCACTTCCACCACCGCCCCGTGATGTATGAGACAATCATAGCATATGGCTAGGAGATTGTCAAGTGCTGATTGAGGGGATCGAACCCACCTATATCCGATTATGAGTCGGGTGCTTTCACCAGATAGCTAAACCAGCAAAAAACCCTACAAGTCAAAAATCTTGGGAGATTTTTTTTCGGGTATTTAGTAACTAAAAGTTGATTTTAGTACGTATATGTGATCATATCCACTGGTAGAGTTTCATTGATGAATGTACACATGTTTGTGAATTGATCCGAATCGGAATCATCTACTTTCATATACTCTCCGTCGTCTCCATGTAAATGGATAGTCCTAGACAGCATATCAACCTCGACCCGATTCAGAGTTGAATTATCCCGAATGTTCATAGGCATCTCTCAGTACCCACATAGTATAGCACGCTACCAGGGGCTTGTCAACCCCCCTCCCTATTATGTATCGAAGATGACTGGAGCTTCTCTCATGCATAAGGAACTACTTAAATCTAGTATTGGTCCCTCTGTTATTCTTGATTCTGGAGCTGCAACTGTACAGAAATTAGGCCCACCAACAGCCTCCAGCTGAACCGCCAATCTATTCTTAGATGTTGCTCCAACTGTAGTATCATTATTAATACCCAACCTAGTAAGACTATTGACTCCCATAATAGTAGTATTGTATAATCCGCCCTTCCATACATTTTCTGCAGTTGCCTGGAATTTATTAGATAACCCAGTTCCAATATCGGTATTAGTTCCTGCACGAAGATTGATTTTATTTCCTCCAACCAAACAAAATTTATTTAATCCAATATACTTATTCTCATACATTGCAAACAGATTCCAAGATCCAGATAATAGATGATTTTGTTCTGTGCAAATAGTACTAAATGTTGGCGCATATATATCTAACTGTCCACCTGCACTAAGACCTATTTTAGACCCTGCAATAGCCAATCCATTCGCAGCACTTAACTTAGCATCATTACTATAAATTGTTTCATGTTCTCCATTATAAGTTACTTTACTTTCTCGGTTTGCAAATACATTATACTGACCATCTACTTCTAGATGATAGTTCCCACCAACCTTTAAGTGATAATTACCTTTAGTCTTGATGTGTACATCTCCCATAATAGTAACTTCTTGTTTGCCAAAAGTAATTTCAACTTTGTTATTACTATTGGTGACACGAATATTCCCATCATCATCTACTTGAAAACCAGTTCTGCTACCAGCAGCTTCAATGACAAGTCTATTATGATATGGAGTGTCATCCATCATAATCATATGACCTGCCTCAGAAGCTTGAACAGAAACTTTTGAATATTCTGGATTCCATTTACCTGCAATATTATTAGTAACTCTAAAATTAAATGGATTGCAGTTGTTTCCAGTTAATGCACATTCATTCCAATCAATTTGCAGTGGGGAATCAGTAGTTCTGTTACATCCAATGCCAAGTAAATTTAAAATAAATCCAACTATATTTCCTATGTTACTTAACATATTTGCATTTACGAATCCCTTGTCATCAAACAATGCACCCATCTCACCTATTTTCCCAACACTTTGAATCAAAGATATAATTCCTTGAATAGCACTTGCAATTTCAGTTCCGACTGCTATGAGTTCAAAGATAGATCCAAATATATCATTAATACAATTCTCTGCAAATTGAATATAATTATCTGCCATTTCCAACAAATCATTAGCCATATTCTCAACAAAATCTTTAATAAACCCTTCAATTCCACTCATCAATGCATCAACTAATGCTTCATCAATTGTACATGAAATAGTTTTCAGAACTTGAACAACAACTTCAGTAAGAGTTTTTACAAAATATGGAATGGGGCTACTTGCTCCTAGCCCAATATCATTTAAAATTCTGGTAACTTCCGCCATCAACCAAGACTTAACTTTGTTGACAATATACCAAACTAAATTTCTAATTACTTGAATACATCTATCTACGGCACTTTTTAAATCTACAACTTTATTTGTAAACTTACCATAGATTTCAATTGGAGTATCAGTCTTCTTAATATATCTAATAGATGCACCTGAAGAATGTGCAATTGGTGTTGTTCCTTGTAGTCCTCTTTTTACATTGACTAAAGACTTTTCATTCTTTCCATTATATCCAATCTTTTCATTTCCTATTTGAATTACTCCAATTGGAGGAAACGCATCTACACTACTAATTGTAATATAATTTTCTTCGATAGATAAATCTCTAGTTAATTTTGGATTAGTTGCATTTGGATTATATATAACTCCAGTTTTAAATATATTACCAAGTCCTTCAATACATCTTTTAATATCTTCTACAAGTGTATTTGCAGGGCCATCTTTTCCATCTGCAATAGATGTGGCTCCAACATTTCCAGATGGATTAGATGGAGATGCAGGAAGAGAAGCAGCTGCAACGGAATCAGATGCTAGTCCACCTGCATCATTAGTTCTCTCGGCATCTTGTGGCTGACCTGTTTTGGATTCTTTTGAAGTTACTGTATTTGCAATTCCAGGAGTATTAGCAGTAGCAGGAGTATTTGGGTCTCCAAAAATTGGTCTGATTTGACTATAGAATGAGCCCATTACTACGGGCTGTTGGCAGTCAGGATAGTCTAGGAAAAATCCCATCACAAAACTACCTGCTTTTAATCCTGCATTAGCTGCATTTCCAATACCACTTACTGCAGCATTAGTAGTTGGTTGAAGAACGAGTGCCCAAGGTAAATTCTCTGGCTTCTCAAATGGATCATGAAAGCCAAGAATTTTTACACGAACTCTACCTAGTTTCGCATCTCGATCATCTGGATTTTCTACAGTGCCTAACCACCAAGTGAAATCATTATTACCAAGGAATGCAGAATTTTGTAATGTAGGATTAATTGACATGTATTACACTTCGTATATACGACATTCAGGAGCTTCTGGGTTTTCGTTGCAGAATAGATCTAGTGGGCTAGGATCTTTTGTTTTGGTTGGGTGATTTTCTTTATATTTAATTAGAGACTCTAGTTCGCTTTCTAAAAATCTACGTCTTTGAGAACTAGTATTTGAATCTTCTAGTTGATCTTTATTTCGATCGATGTGTTGATTTATATCTTGTTCCATTTAGAATGTTGCTCCGCTGGGTACATTAGTTTTTTTGATTTCATTACCACCAAATGAATCTCTTGTTAATGTAGCAATAGTTCTAAGTTCAGTTCTATTTAGGATGGTATGCTTAACAGAATGAACAATATATCTGCCACTTAATCTAGTATCTTCTTTTATTTTATTATCGCTAGTTCTCTTCGGAGAAGGAATAGAAACATTGATTACGTACCCTGGTTGAAGTTTTAAGTCTCCAGGAACAGCGATTTCTAATTTATTATATTCCAAGAAGTAATATCTGTAAATTGACTTCTCATAATTTTTATTTACTTCATCTATGTTGTTTAAATTTTCAATTTCTTCATTGGATAAATCTTTCCAACCAAATGTAGAATTTGTGGTAGGTCTATAGATTAATCTAGATGGTCGCTTCAACAAATCTTCATCTTGATATGGAGTCATTTTATTAAGATGACTCATATCTTTCCAGTATGTTGAGGCATTAGTACTCCAATTTTGAAAGTTACGATTGTTGATATCTACGTACAGTGCATTATGTGCAAATGCACCATTACGAAGGTCATCTAAAATATCAAATGCCTTTGTAGATGAATAATTCATAATTCTATAGTTATTCAACTCAGTCTTGGATGCAGATGTATTTCCCTGAACAAACGCATATTTTGTTTTGTTATTTGGATATGTACCCGCATCAAATAATACGTCTAGAGATTTAAAATTATATCCCTCAAAGGTTTCATAAAATACATATCCCACGGAAGATTTATTTTTTACTGGAACACTTCTGCGAGACATCCAGATTGCAGTATCAAACAATCTCCAGTTGGGAACATACATGTCAAAAGGATATAATGTATCATCTACATTCTTTTTAAACTCTTTTTGGCTTATGGTTTTTAATTTTTCTTCTAGAAATACTTCTGCTTTTTTTCCATTTACTCGTTCACGAATTCTAGTGTACTCGTTGTCTAAAGCTTCTTTACTTATTGCATGAACCACATATACTTGGTTCTTCTCTTGCATTACTCGACCATCAATCTTATGAATGTAAAAATTCAAATCATAATTTGCATATGGAGTTGAGATATTTAATTCAATTCTTTCTCGTCCAATCAGGGGAAGAGTTTCGATTAAGTTTTCTCCAATATCATTAACTACAAGTTCACAATATAAACTAGTGGATATAATACTCTGGTAAAAAGTAACTTCTTTAACAAGTTCTTTGATGTCAATAAACGGACGTTTATCTCCATTAACTGCAGTAAGTGGATATAACTTTATTGTTTTTAGAGAAAAATCTCCAGCAAATTGTTGATTCATTAGAGTCTTGTGTTGAGTTTAAACGCAGTTGCGCTATCTATACTTGAGAATGATCCAGAAGAATAATCTAGTTGCTCAATTGGAGTCAACAATGTAGTACTTGAAATTATATTAGTTCCACCCATCATAATATATGTATCTGGATTTGGCTTGAAGTCTTTGAATGCTTGGACATAATCCATACTATTTTTTTGTAACTGAGCACCATTTGTCTTTGGAGTTCCAGTTAACATCTGGAACAATTCTCCTAGATTTTTAGCAATGTCATCATAATTAATTGGTGGCGGTTGCGATTCTTGCTGAGATTCTTCCGACTCTTTTACTGTATTCGGGGATGCAGCTGGAGATTGTGAAGGTTGAGCAGGTCCACTAGTTGCACTTCCAGGGGCACCACCTTTCCTCAATAATCCAAATAGACCTTGTGATAATGGATCAACCTTACCATTTAAAGTCTCTGCTAAATCTTTTTGAGTTGTGTGTTGCTCTAAATGTAAATGTGGCCCACCAGATCTACCAGAGCCAGGTGCTCCTGGTGCGCCACCACTTAATGCAACAATTGCATTTGGTGTGAAATCGCCACCCTGCTTTACCCAATTGGGGATAGAGCTTAGGTGTGCAAGTCTGGCAATCTTTCCATCGGATAACTTAAGATCCATGTATTGACCATAGCCACCATTTGCTTCTCTTTCTTTACTGGAACTTCTAGCAACTTTAAGAAATTTTCCACCTAAAGTAAATGATAAAGGAGTTCCAGATGGAAATGCAATATCAATTCCTTCATGAGAATTTTTTCTAAATGATTCTTTATTTCCAAACTTACTCGTAATATCTCCTCTTGAAACTAAACCACCTTGTTGCATCTTAGGGACACCCGCAGTATTAAAGGTGTGCCGTTTATATACAGTCTCATTAACCTTCTGAGATCTATCATTGCTTGCACCTGCATCATAGTTTCTAAATCCAGTTGAATTGATTAGAAATTTTATACTATTTTCACTAACTCCTTCAGCTTCCAATGCTTGTCTCAACTTAGACTTATCCATTCCCATTTGCAAAGCTTTCTCTGCAAGGTTCAGTGATCCTTCACCCCACTGCTTGTTAATAGTGCCACTTTGAACTGGAGTATATTGAACACTGTCTTTGGCGTATATTATTCCACGAATAGTTTTATCAGTTGCATGGAATAATCCAGGAGAAGCACCACCATCTAAAATTCGCTTTCTATTCAACACAGAATTGACAACCAATGCCATTCCAACAACACCTTCACCTGCAGCTTCTGCAAGTGCTAGTTGCTTTAATAAAGTTCTATCGTCAGCGTCAGATAAATCTACTTCCCCACCAACTTCACCAATATCCCCATTTCTAGTTGTATCACCTGGGCGTGTTTTCTTTTTAGACTTTTTAGTAAAGTCTAGATTGATAATATTGTTTAGAATATCTCCAAGAATTTCACGAACACTATTCCCAGAATTGTATCTGGCTTTTTTAGCCTCTTCTGCAGTTTCCTTTTTCTTGATTAAATTAATGGTTTTATTCAGACCAAGTATTTTAGCAACTTCCTCGTTGTCATTTTGCTCTGGAAGTTTAGTAGTTAAAGGTGTAGTCTTACCTCCAATATTAGAAGTGAACACATAGTTGGTAGATCCAAACTCTCTTCTGTATGGAGCTAGTAAACTAGATGCATATGGTCTAATCGTTAAGCCAACAGGACCCAATGAAGATATAACTGCATCTATCCCCCCAATCATAGAAGATGCAACTATACCCATAGGAGCATTTAATATAGTTCTATCATAAATTTTTGGTAGCGGAATAACTGCTTCTGGCCCAGCCTCACCAATCAAAGCCCTGGTTGGCTTGGTTACAATACCACCAACAGCAAGTGCAGGTTCTTTAGGTGCGGTGAATCCTTTAAAGAATCCGTATAATTTATCACCAACCCAGTCTCCAATAAATCCACCAACAAATGCACCAAGTCCAGCACCAGCTGCAGTTCCTGCAACAGGAACGATGCTTCCCAATGCGCCCATTACAATACCACCTAGCCATGCTCCAATCCCAGCACCAATTGCTTTGACTGCAGCCTTGTCTAGTGGATCACCAAAAATTAGATTTAATCCAAAGCCAAGTATAGGTCCAATGAAAGGTATTCTAGTTAAAGGCTTGGCAATATTTTTTGCAGTATTTTTTACAAACTCTTTTGCACTTCTGAATCCAATTTTAGAAGCTACCTTAGTCAGGAGTTTTAAAGTATTCTTTCCAAATACTTTAAGAATTACTCGCTTAACTCCTGCAGTCAATCCTCTGGTATATACAACATATAAATTTGGAGTTAATAGTTTAAATAGTCTTCCAAGAGCTTCTTTAAGTTTTCCAGATCCTAATGCTTGGAATACTTTACCAATAGACTTTCTATTCTTTAATATCCAAGTAATGTCTTTAAGTATTTTACCTGGAAACAATAGTCTCCTGATAATGAAAAAGCCACCTATGAGTTTAAATATTCCGAAAAATCTTTCTAAAAAGTTGCTTCCAAATAGAACACTATGAAGTCCACCAAGAACTCCTTCAACTCCAATACCAGCAAGATGATCTATAATCTTAAAAATATTTTTCATGGCTTTGGCGATTTCGCCAATAGATTCAATATTCTCTTTGCGAGACATCCACTGTAATACTTTATATCCTACAAAGAACTTGAACAAATCAAATAGTTTTATAGACTTATCTTTAAGTTCTTCACGAACAAATCCAGCTTTTCTTTTTGGTTTCTTTGCTTCCTGAAGTCTTTCTTTGTCTCTTAATTTATTTCTATCAATAGTATCCTTTTGAATTTTGAAGAATTTTTTTTCCAATTCAAAATTCTGTTTTTTCTGCTTTACTAAATCTTGTGCAATACCCTTTATCGTCTTGATTTCTCTTAGACGACTATTACCTATAATGGAAGCTGGTCTAACTGGTGTTAAGTTTTCCATTTTATGGTGCTAATGGATAATTGATTAATGAATTCGGTGGAGTTGTGCCTCCTAATGTAGATGTCATTGGTTGAGATCTTGATTCTGTAATAGTTTTATTTGGCTCGCCTAGAGTTATTACATTACCACCAGCTTTAGTTTGCTGTTTAGCTTGAGCCTGAACTTTTAGATTTTCTCTCTGAACTCTCTGTAGATTTTGGGAGTTTCCAGAAACTGCAGTTGTTATTTTAGGAGTCTGCGGAGTGGTAACTTCTGGGACTGTAGTGGGTGCAGGACCATTTAACATCTGGAATAGTTTGCCCAACTGCTCAGCAGCTTTGGCTCCCATCTCAGCAGTAAATGTTGGTGTAGATTCTGTGGAATCATCAGGAGAGTCTGTATTAGTTCTGGATGATGTTTTTCCACTTACAGATGGAATAGCTTTGCCAGAGGACCAACTAATTGGATCTATCTTTCCACCAATAGTTCCATTCCAAGAACTACCAATTTCCCAATGTAAATGTGGTCCACTACTTCTTCCTCCTCCATGTCGATGCCCACTTAATGCAACTTGTTCACCCGCTTTAATTTGTTCACCTTGCTTTTTAGAATAATCACTTACATGTCCAAACAGAGAATAAACTCCATTGGAACTTTTTAATACCATGAAATTTCCCCACCCATCAGGATTCTTTCCGGTTTCTTTCACCATTCCATCGAAAGGTGCAAGTAGCGGAGTTCCTACTGGCATTGGAATATCTGTTCCGCCATGTCGTGAACTCATTCCTCTGCCTAACGATACACCAGAAGAATCTTCTGGTACAGGAGCCCATCCACCACCAAGCTTTAAAAACTTTTTAGTTGAAACATTTGGACCACCACTACCAAATCTTGGATACATTCCATAGTTAATAGCATCTAATACTTTTGGACCACCCATTCCCTTGACAGCATTTCGATTCAGGACATACTCTTGAGGTTCTAACAATGCAGGAATTTTATCTCCACCGCCTTGCCCAGGAACACCACCCTCTCCTTGAGTTGGATACGTGAATATGGAACTCGGCTTAGTAGCTGGAGGAGTGCTCCCTGAAGTGCCACTAGAAGGGGTTCCAGATGGGGCTGGTGGGGTGGAAGGGGGTGGAGGAGGCGTGGTTCCAGGTGTGGTGGCAGCTTTCTTTTGCTTGCTGATCAGAGCACCAAGAATGTTTCCAAGTAATCCTTTAACTGAAGTATCATTGGTTGGAGAAAACTCTTCTCCTTTCTGCTGACGTATATTGACTTCATTCTTCCCAAATAATTCAGCTACATTGCCAAGTCCTCCAGAAATTGCAGATGTAACACCACCTACAAAATTACTCATTCCCGCAACCAATCCTGCAGGCAAACCAAAGCTAGATGCAATATTAGAAATCAGTGGAAGTATAAATTGTCCTACACCAGGAATTTTAGATACTGCAGATGAAATTAATGCTACGATTCCTGCACCAACAATATTAAATGGTAAAGTCAATAGCTTCATGAATTTAGGAATCATCTTATTGGTAGATGCCTTGAAGCCATCAATACCAAATGATCCCAATTTATCCAGTGGAAGAATTGCTTCTGGTCCTGCCTCACCAACAATCGCTTCAGTTGGTTTAGTTACGATACCACCCTTAGCTAACTTAGGAAGAGACTCTTGAGTTTTAGGTCCACTGAATAATGATTTAATAGAACCACCAATCTTGGCTCCAATATTCGCAGCAACATCCATCCCTGGGAACAGAGTCTTCAGGATGTTCTTTCCAATATTAGAAAGTGATTCTTTTGCCTTTTCTCCTAGATCTTTTTTACCAGTATCAGATTCTGTTGATGGAGTCTGTGGTTCTGCTGGTTTCTTTGCTTCTACTGCTTGATCAGCCTGACCTTCTAGTTCTTTCTGGCTACCAAATAGTCCTTGGGTTAAAACTGATTCCAGGAAATTTGGAATCAAATCAGTCATGAATTTTACTGCTAATGTAATTGCATTTGGAATACTTGCAATAACAGAAGTAGCATTTTCAATGGTGGATAATAGCCATTCTACTCCACCGCCCAGCCAACTAAAGCTGAAAAATTCTGCTACCTTTCCTATGAAATCAAAGACTCCATTGATTACTTTAGAAGTAACCGTAAGAGTTTTCATTAATACATCAACACCAAAGTTGGTGACTGCACTAATGAATTTAAATAACGTTATGAATAGATTGGCAAAGTCTTGAATTTTGCTTATGTTTTCTTTTTTGGATGCCCACTCAAGAACTTTATACCCAACGAAAAACTTCAGAAGATTTTTGAAGAATCCTCCGATCATTGATAGATCAGACTTTGCTTTTTCTAAAACAGGGTTCTTTTCTTTATCCTTTCCTAGTTTCTTTTTCTTTTCTTGCTCAGACTCTTCTTGCTTTAATTTATTTCTTTCGTCTTCTTTAGCAAAATGTAGAATCCTATCCCCTAAAAATTGATAATATCTTTTCTCTAATGCTAATAATCCACCAAGGATTTTTCTGACCTGGCCGAATTCTTCTACTTCTTTCTTTGTAATATTTGCGCCAGACACTCTCCCTCCAGTAATCGCAGATGGATTTACTGGAGATAGTCTTCTAGATCTGAGTGACTCAGAAAATGATCTAAATGATGTCTGAGTTTGTCTGGCTGGCATTTAACTACAACGATGTTGTTGTTCTGTTTCTATTATTTTCCTCTTCAATATAGTCAACTAACATCTGAACATAAATTTCTCTTTCCCATGGTAACATACATTCAATTTCGGAAAGAGACCACTTATGATGTTGAAGTAATATAAAATTAATTCTAAAGTAATTTTCTAGCGATTCGTGCGCTAGGGCTATGCGAAAAAAGCTGCAAGACCTTCTAGTACCACATCACTTTCTACATTTGTTACTGGGTTAGTAACCTTAACTGTATGAGATAGCTTTGGCATAGTCTCAAAGAATTTTTGAATCAGTAAAAACTGTGCAGTATCTAAGCTATCAAGGAAATCGTTAATTTCTTTTTTAGAGAAACTCTTGGTTTCATAAACATCTTCCCCTTCTACAACTTGTTCAATGCAAGATGCAGCAATCTCAAATACGTCTTCAGTTTTTACACTAGCTGTAAAGTTTGACTTAACAAACATTTCCATACTAGGGTATTTCATTACAACAGAAATAGTATCATTCAATGAAATAATTCTAGAATGATCTTCAGACTTTTGAATCTGAATATCCTCAACATTAATCTCTAGTGGAACTGTAGTTTCCCCATCATCTGGGCAAGTGATGTTGAGTTCGATTTGTTCTCCCACAGACTTAGCACGAATATTGAGGAACAAATATTCGATATCAAATACTGCTAGGTCATCAACTTTAATTTTAGAGTTAATGCAATTTCTTAGGATGGTTTTCACTGCATTAATCATCTGAGATTCATCTTCAGATTCCATCGCCATCAGAAGAACTTTTTCTTCTTTTACTAGAAATGGTCTATATTTAATTAATTGATCAGTTGATGGTAAACGCAATTCATACGTCGGAGTTACAATTTTAGGTAAAGGCATAGTGTATACTATAACATAATCTCAATTTATTTAGGTTAGTTAGTTATCTGTAACCAGTTTGATGCTTCCAGAACACTTCCACCTGCAGTTTGAGATGATGGCACTGCAAGTTCATATTCAAATGTTACCTGCACTCTAACTAACTGAGAAGATCCACTGGACAATGGAATTGAAGAGATAGTGGTAGGAAAACAATTCCTCAGCCTAACTGAATATGTGTAAAATGGTTTTCCAAATCCAGGAAGAAGTGGTCCATTATAATCTGGTATAATTTGTTTGTTATCATAGAAGTTACGTTGTGAATCAATATTAGTAACTCGTGGTCTAGTATTTTTCTTACTGCTTCTATGTCTTTCCAATTTAGCCACAACAATATCTGTTACATAATCATCACGATATCTAGTTCTTCCAAGATCTATTTTAGTAGTAAAATTCAAATTAGTATTTGATACAACTCCTCCTGCCAATGAAACACTACCGTAAATATAATTACCCCAGGCATCAAATATTCTTCTGATCTCAGCATCTGCATCTAAAATAAATGATATTGTGATTTCATTGTTTACTATACCGTATGCATATTTCATTGATGGAGTATTGGTTATTCTATAATCTCCAGTTGAAATTGAGTATCCAGGAATAGAACATTCATCCGCATACAATCTTAAAAGTCCTTCCATAAAAGACGCACTGGTATTATTTGGATTACCAGACATCCCAAGATTAAATATATTTTTTAATAGTTGAGAGTTACTAGAATCATTACTAAGATAAAATTGCACATCATAAAAGTTACTTAATGAAAAGCCATGCTTTTGTACAAAACCTTTGAACTCTTTAAAATTTGTAGGAGTAGTATTGATGCTCATTTACGGCTGTCTCCCCAGACAAAGGATTTACTAACTTGCTTATATGAACCTGCTTGTCTACTTACAAAACTTTCAAGTGGTAGAAAAATAGATTTCATCCAGTCGTCACTATTTATTTTAAATAGTGGTGTATCAAGACCTTCATAAACATAATTATGAAAGCACTGCTTAGGAATTGTTGGTCGTCCATCTATAATACTCTGTAGAACTTTATAACGTGTTGGATAATTTAAATAGTGAAGATTAGCTCCAAAAAATTTCCTCCCACCCTGTAACATGTACACTAAAGGAAACTCATCATAATATGGAAGTTTTCTAGCCCAAGTTGCTTTATACTCAAACAAATACAGATTTCCCCCAGAAGGAATGAGAGTTTCATCAAGCGTAACTAATGTTTTGTAAATATCATTCTTTCTAGCAACTTCAGCAACAGTATCTTTATACCAACTATATGATAGGACATGAAATCCTTTTCGTTTTTTATTTGCTATTTCATCTACCTGTTCAAATATATTAAGTGGTGACGTATTTTTTGTTCTAGCTGATACTTCTCTTCTCATACCTTTAGCTCCGATTCCGTGAGAATTTTAAATTTCCACATTCTATCATCACAGAATTCTTTGGCAGCTTTCCACTTAGCTTGATTCTTAACGTATTCAGTCACTTCATAGATATAACTTTTAGTTTGTCTTTGAGGTTTCTTTGGTGGAACTGTTTGTTTACTGGGTTTTATTTCAATCAAATACTTAGTGATAGTGCCATCAGCTTCTTGAATTTTAGCATAAAAATCAACAAAGTATCTATGAATTTTATTATCTAATGGAGATCTATATGGAATAACACATTCTTCTGATGCCCATTCTAATACATTAGATCTAGTATCACAGTACTTCATAAACTTTAATTCCCAGGAAGACCTATAAATTATATTCCTATAGTCTCCTTTATATTTGCGAATATTCGTTGGGGTAAATTTTCCCTTTAGAGTATTCATAAATACTTATTATAAAAGGCTTATCATAAAATATTTATGGCCGTTACAGTAAATAAAGGATATACCCAAAACATACTCAATAGAGATGATTTATATTGGCCTGATAAAAATGAAATGTTTGATATGCTTCAAATTAATGTAATGGAATACGTACCTATTGCAAGTGCAAAAGATGCTAGTGGAAGTGCTACATTACAATTTATTACTGATATTCAAAGTGGCGATACAGTACAAACTGGTAGGTGGCAAGCAGTAAATAGTACACTAGGATCTAGACCAAGAAATAAAAAATTAGCAAAAATTTTACTACCAGTTCCCAATGATATTAATTACAATGATCAGTTATCTTGGTCGGCAGAAAATATTGGAATGCTAGGTAAAATGCTACCTATATTAGCTGGCGCCGCAATAAATGACCCAGGAAACATTGGAACATTGATTAGTAAAATGGCGGGTGCAGGAACTCCAGAATTTATTTTGAAAGCAATTTCAAATATTCCAGGAGCCCCACCTGCAGAAGCATTAACAAGTGGTATTGGAGGAAAGGTATTAAATCCTTATGTTGAGCAAATATTCAAAGGAATTGCAATGAGAGAATTCAGCTTTTCCTGGAAGTTAGTTCCTAGAAATGCATCTGAACAAAATAGAATTCATAACATTATTAAAACTCTCAGATATTATTCATTGCCAAATTATAGTGGAACTGGACCAGTTCAAGATGCACTAAATTCTCCAATTCAAGTAATAAGTAAATTAGAAGATAGATGGCTAACTGTCCCAAACATATTTGATTTAACCTGGAAGCAAGCTGGAACTGAAACAGCAATTCAATCACTCCCAAAAATTAAACCATGTGTTCTAAAGAACATTCAGGTTAATTATACTCCAGACAATGTATGGGCTACTCATATCAATACTGCCGGCAACGCATTGAGTGGACCAGCTCCAGTTGCGTATGAAGTTACAATGTCATTTGCAGAAACAGAAATCGTTACAGCAGATAATGTTCTTCAAGGAAATTAATGGAGAGTACCAATGTTTTTTAACTCACAACCAAATTTTTATTATCCATACAAAGGTGGGTTAAAGTTATCTAAAAATCTGTTTCGTAGAGTTAGATTTAGAGATAACCTAAACGCTTTATATGTGGCATCTACTCGATACACAATCCAACAAGGTGAGACTCCAGAGCAAGTATCAAATAAACAATATGGATCTCCTGATTGGTACTGGACCATTCTAATCCTTAATAACATTATTGATGTGAATAATGATTGGCCAGTGTCAGATTACGAATTAGATTTAGCTATAGAAAAGAAGTACGGTAATAATCAAGACAAAATTAAATTTTGGGAAACTAAAGAATTATATGAAGGAAATAATCTTGTTTTACAAGGTGGAATCATTATTGAATATAATGAAGGAAGATCCACACAAGAAGTAGTTGGCTATTATCCATCATATACATTCACTACTTCAACTGGCTCATTGAAATCCGGATCTCAAGTAATGACTCCAATTACCAATAGAGAGTTTGAATATAGAGAGAATGAAAATAAAAAGGAAATATTTTTAATTAGACCACAATTCTTAACCACGATGGAAGAAGAGATTGCATCTCTGTTTGCATATGATACTGAATACAAGATTGATTCTGCTGGTATTAGATTTCCCGAAACTTCTATATAAAAAAAGGAGGCTTTAAGCCTCCTTTAATATTATCAATCTTCTTCAGCTAGTCGAGCGAAGTAACTGAGGGTATCATCTTCATCATCATTGCTAGTAGAACGTGAAGCAAAGGATGGAGTAGAAGTAGAAGCAAAAGAAGCAACGGTTTCAATTACGTTCTGCTCTTCGTCTTCGTAAGTTTCACGATCAATTCGTTGAACTGGCTTTGAGTTTAGAACATCGTTTAAACGCTTAGCTAGTTCTTCATAAGTTTTGAAGTTATCATCTGCAGAGAATTGAGTTAGACTATGAGCCTTTGAATAAATTTGCTCTAGCTTAGCATCATCAAAATCACCTAGAGTACCAGGAGTAGAAAACTCAGACTTGTCATAGTTCCAGTAACCTTCTACTTTGCGAAGCTTGATTTTGAAGTCTGCACCAGTCCAGAAGTCAAATGGATTGATAGCTTGCTCATCTGCAAATGCAGGTTGCATAGCTTCGGTGATCTTATCAAAGATCTTCTTGCCAAACTTGTAAAGGAATACTTTACCTTCGTTTTCTGGGTGAGCAGGATCCTTTACGACATAGATATTAGTGTAATAGGTTAGCTTACGCTTTTGTTTGCGAGCAACTTCTTTATCTTTATCACTACCAGTGTTCCAGAGCTGACGATTGAGATCACCTACAGGATCTTTTTTGTTGAGAGTAGTTAGAGAGTTTTCAATGTACCAGCCACCAGGACCTTGGAAAGCATGGCTCCATACCTTCGCCCAGGGTACGTCTTCACCTTCTGGAGCTGGGAGGAAACGAATGACAGCGTAGCCATTGCCTGACTTGTCCATCTCAGGCTTCCAGAACCTTTCGTCTGCACCACCTTCTGTGCTAGACATTTTTTCGATTTCTTGGGTTAGCTTATCAAATGAGTTGGATGAGTTACGCTTGAGTGTTGCAAAAGACATGTGGATTCTCCGTATTAGTTGGATTAAATGGATTTGGCTCGTGTGCCCCAACCCATGAGAGTATGGTAGCAGAGTCAGAGAGATTTGTCAAGTGCCTCCTTGGCTCGGATGATGTCTTGCTTCATGTGGGTGAAGATTTGTGACACATCCACATCTGGGGGCACCCCAAGGAATGTAGCAGATGTCCTTAACATGTCAACGAACTCTTCAGCTTCTTCATCGCTAGAATACTTTGCTCTGAAATAAAGAAGCTCTTGAAGTTCTACAAGTCTGTTTAATTTATCCAGACATTCTCTACGAGTCTCTTGAGATTTTTCATGAGGACTATACATTATAAAAGAAATTTCTTTATATAATAAAGTCATTTCTTCTAATTCATCACGAATTAATTCGTTTTCAAAAAAAGACATCAGCTAGAAACCTTCGACAAAACTATCTGCTTATATTTAGGTTTATCTAGTGAAAGGAAAGGTTCGTATTTCAGTACCTTCTTCTTGATATCTGGCCAAACTACAGGATCATTAATTGAAGTATCAAAGTCTTTAATGAAGTTTAATAATTGGTTAAGAATAACTAATGTTTCCAAGTTTATAGAACTTGAAAGGTATTGTTTTATAACTGGAGGATGTGTATTAGTTACCTTAAAGATATCTTCAAATGAATGTTCCTTCAATAAGATATCTAAATCATTTGAAAAGACAAAGCTCATGCTCTGAATTTTCTTTAGCCAATTTAAATAGACTGAAGTGTTTTCTATCCTAGAAATATCTCCAATCCAAGTGTCTCTGTTTTGTACAAAGTGAGCTACAAAATATTGAATCAATTCATCTTGACTAAATTTTGTAGCCAACTTCTTAAAAAAGTATTTGTCTTTTCGTTTTTCAAATGCCTCTAGTGAAGCTTTGGCTTTACCTGTACCACATTTAAAAAAATCAAAATTATCTTTACTAAAGTGTAGTTTTATTGCTAGATATGTTCGATAAACATCAAACCCATTCATAAAGGAAGTCTGGCACGAGAAGTTCGTTTCATAAAGTTCATACGTTGAGCATCAACTTTAATTTTTTCTTTAAGTGGTTTAGAAATTAATTTTGAAACATTTCCTAGTTCAATGTCATTCTCTTCGCAGTAAACTAATACTGCATCAATATAATTGAGACCGCCCTGATTTGACCGGACGATCTCTTCCACTTCCATGGAAAATTTAGATGCTGTCATAAATTTGTCTTCAAATAATTCATTAAGTTCGTTGTTCTTCATAGGCTCTGATGTATTCCATTAGTACTTTCATGTATTTCATGATATCGTACTCCTGGAAGACTTGGATTTCTCCATCCTCACAGGCGATTAAAGTTACAAGTTTTTTTACTTTGATACCAGTACGTTCATAATACATCATTGCATATGCACACTCTTGTGCAATATAGTTTTCAATCCACTCTCTCTTTTTTGGTTCAGTAGAAGACTTGAAATCTATAATTGCTAGCTCGTTTTCATATTCTGCAATGCAGTCAACTCGTCCAGCAAGTTTTAGTTTATCACTGTATAGTGCTCCTTCCAAGACATGAATGTTGTTAATTCTATCTAGGAAAGGTTTTAAATGTTTAAACATGAATAGAGGCAGTACTTTATCTTTGTACTTCTCTTCATTGAACATATTATTTAGGTAGTCTTCATTCATTAGGTGAAGATTTGTACCTCTAGATGCTGCTCTGGAAGAAATACGATTAGCCTCTGCTTCCCCTACCCTTTTCCTCCATTGTAGAATTGACTTCTTTGAAGTGGTACCAATAACAGTAGTAACGGAAGGATACTTATTTCCATCTGGAGTTAAGTATAGCCTCCCGCTATCTGTAGTTATAGCTTGTAAATCAATCAGAGGTTCATTATTTAAATGTACAAACACTATCAGAATCCCAAATTAAGTTTGCTGATTAGATAACTTCTGATTAGACCTGAACGAACGATGTCGGCGATTCCAAATTCTACCATGGAAAATTCATCCATAGTTTGAAGAATGCTCATGAAATTCAGAACACCATTTCTTTCGTTGGTCTTTACAAGGTCAGTTTGTTGAACATCACCACAGAAAATAATTTTAGCATCTTGCCCAACACGAGTGATGATAGAATCTAGTTCATGGAAATTAAGATTCTGACTTTCATCAACAATGATGATACAGTTATCAAGAGTAGTACCACGGATGAATGATGTACTCCAGAAACTTACAGTTCCTTGTCCTTTTAGATTACCATACAAAGCTTCAAATGAAGCATCATCTGGCATCTCAAACATGTACTTTACCATGTTCTTATATGGAATCTGGTAAAGGCTTGACTTATCCTCATGATCTCCTGGAAGGAAACCAATCTCCCTAGTAGAAACTAGAGAACGAACCATATATACTTTTTCATATGGAGTTTTATCGTTTAATACATCCTTTAGTGCTAGGTAGAGACTAACAAATGTTTTACCTGTACCTGCAGCTCCATATAGAAATAGATTTTTGTCGTTTGCGTATTCTTCAAATACTTTTTCTTGAGCTGGAGTCAGAGGTTGAATATCAACCATATGCTCAGCATCAATTGGCTTTTTTCTCCTCATTTTTTTAGATGATAAATCTGCAAATGAACTTTCATTCTTTCTTCTACGGGAACTTGTCATACGTCAAAAGTTGAGTTGGGATATGATTTTTTGATGCGACCTAACACATCTTTAAATGAGCCAGGGACTTTCGTGTTTTTCCAGTCCCCAACTTCGCTGATAGAATACATTCCTGTTGGAACTTGGGTGATGTGTGGGTTTTCTTTTAGATATGGCTCTCGGTCAGCCATATACATCCACTTCTCAAACTCTTCACCAGTGTTATTATCTTTGAATCTATAGGTTGGCATTTGTCTTAAACCATTCAGGGATAGTAGAAGGAGATTTCCATTTTGCAAAAGCAATTTTATCTCCAATGTAATAATTACGATAAGACTGAATTGTGTCAGTTTCCTTATATTTATCGGGCATAGCTGGAGGTGGATCAGACCACCCCAAATCAGGAAGATTATTAGGAGGATGTTTTAAATATGCTCTCAAAGATTCAGTAGCATGAAACTTGCCGTATCTTCTGGTGTATTCAATACAACATTGTTCAAAGAGTTCATAGAGCCAGTTGTAATGTGATCTAGAACTCCTAGCCCAGATAGCAGAAGGGTGGTTAATATGACAAGCTTTATAGAGATTTGATTCTCTTGGCTCATCGAGTTTGAATCTCTTGACTTGTCGATTCTTATTAGAAAGTTCGTAATAACCAATACCGTCAAGAACTCGATGAGCGGTTGATAGAAGTTGTGCATACTCGACAATCATTTTGACTACATGCTTGTCACAATGTTCTTGAGCACATATAGCTGGATTGTAATTCAAATAAAAGATGTTCATAACAAAGAAATTTCACATTACCAGTCTAGTGCTTCTGCAATATCAGGGAAGCAGGTCTTAAAGATATCTTTACATTCATTTGCGATATCCATATGTTCCTTTTGGGTTCCATTTGAAGATCGTAGATTGATATAATGAATCCATGACCTGGCTGAGCCCTTCATGTAAATCCTTGTTGGGGTGGCTAGAGGAAGCACAAACCTTGCACATTCCTTTGCCACACCCTGTTTGAGAAGAGAATCATATAGTTGTTGACTCTTCTCAAAATGTTCTTGAATTTCACCTTGCATTTTTAGCTTCACATAATCACCAAAGTCATCAATTGAGTTCTGGCGATTCTTGGTATCCTGACGGCGAAGATCTGGAACTGATGGTCTATCAGTGAGAAGTTTCGTATCAGCATATCGCTGTGAAAATTCTTGATATGTAAATGAACGGTGACGAAGCACTTGAGCCGCGATTCCTCTGGTAGTATTAATCTCCAGAGTCATATCAGCTTGTTCAAAGATACTCCAATGATTTTCACGAATGCAGTATCGAAGAAGTCCAGCAGCAGTATCAAACTTTTCTTGGTTTGCTGGATTACTTACACGAGCAGTATAAGTAATCACTTCTTGGGCTGTCTTACCTTCTAGTTTTCCAGCACCTTGACTTAACGAAATCAAAAAAACATTGCTCATAGTTACTTTTTCTTTTTGGGTTCCTTTGGTTGAACTCCCCATAGTTTGGGGTTGACCTTGCCATCGGTCCAGCGGATGTCTTTCAGACCTTCACGGTACTTGTCCCAGTACATATCAAAGATCTGAGCCCGCTTGTTACACACTATTATATCATACCTTGTCTGGTTGTCAACCTCATAGGTGACTAGGTATGAATTTAATGGTAGTGTTTTATCCTTTGCTAAATCTCTGCTGCAATCTTGATGTACGATTTTACACATGTCACGACCTATTGCCCCACTTAATTTCAGGATAGGCTTCTTCAATACAAGCTTTAGTAATCTTATATTTTTTACCTAGGGTTTTGTCCTTTACCATACAAAGAACTTTAGCTTCATCTTGATGAAGACTTTCTAGTAATTGAATAAACATGGTCTCTCGTTTGTTGTTTGCAAGACCATCGTTTCCGCCCTTTACAAAGTTATACAGAATTCGATATTCATGTAGTAGTCGAGTGTGCTCTGTATCTACTGGAGCTTCGTTTGGAGTGTACGGAACTTCACCTTCTGGTAAAAGAGTAATTACACTGTCATCAAAGTTCCAAATTAAAATTGATTGAAGTGCTGCGCTTTTATACTTACGTAGTAGTTCAATCTTTTCTTTTTTTGTTTTTGCATTAGATACTTTTTGTAGAACTTCCGAAATCAGAAGTCTTTCTACTGGTAGTTCAGCCATGAGTTAAAAATCCTCCAATTCATTTAATAATGTTATTAACCTGTTTTCAATGAAGTAGTTCATTGAAATTTTATTTGGTGTACTACTATTTAACAAGTTGTACTCAGTGATAATTTTATCCTCTATTTCAGATGGGATACAGGCTAGGTCTATAAGTTTTTGATTGCGATGATAGTTAATTAACTGTTGTTCATTGCAATAACTTTCTGGTTCTGCAGTAATCCATTTTGCAATATTCTTCTTGCTAATGGGTTTCTGCCTTTTACCAGAAACAAAGGTATCTGATTCAGATAGAAAATTTGGAATACCATCTGACCTATCACCTTTGATCACATGTTCTTTGATGTATAATTTGGGATCTATCCCATCATTTACATACTTCTTTTGAACAGGATTATATTGAGTTACACAGGGATACTTCGATAATTGAATGAAGTCTTTATCGCCTGATAAAATTAAGACCTTTTCAGTCTTTAAATTTTCTTTTTGCTTTTTGATGTTGTGGACTGTAACATGTTTTGATAGAGTGGCAATAATATCATCTGCCTCAGCTCCATAAATTTCCATTACAATATATGGAAAGTTATCTCGAATTTCATCTCGAATTTTATTCAAGATTTCAAAGATCTGAGACCAATCAAATAAAGATTTCTCTCTATCTTTTTTTCGGTTTTGTTTATAGTATGGAAAAATTTCTTTCCTCCAATAGTGCTTGCTATCGTAACAAAGAACTAAGTTGCCATACTCGGCATGAAATTTTTTTTTGTATGATTTGAGAGATGTAAGTACCATGTGACGGACCATATTTTCATCTAGTCCGTCACTCAGTCTAGTTTGCATCATCAAATTACTAATCATGCACTGATTCATATCAACCAGTATCATAAATTAATCCTCTTCGTCGTCCTCGTCGTCTTCTTCCTCAAAACGTACAGCAATTAATTCCTCGGTAATATAGTTTCCATTCTCATCATACATTTCTGGATGCCCAGTTGCATGAGCTGAGACTGGATTGAAATATTCGTTTGCGAACCATCCAAAAACCATACCAATTAAGAATGATAATCCTATTAAAACGAATCCTACTGCAAATACAGTAAGCAAAAGTAATAGATTGCCCATGGTTCTTTTCCTTTAGAGTTTTAGTCTTGTGTTTCTTCTACGAAGATCTTAACTTCCACTCTATAGTTTCTCTTGAATATGGAAACTAATTTATCGAAGTGGAAGTCAGGCTTTTGCAAGTCTTTTTTCCTCCCACTTATCATTGCTCTTACATTTTTATTTAGTAACTTTTCGCTCATGTAATGACCTTGATTAGAATGTGCTTGGATGTCATTCGTCCAGTTGGAGTTTTTGGTTTGGTAGTTAGATGACTACCAATATTCTCTACATTAAATTTGCTAGCTGATAGTACTTCAGATAGAAACTCTTCTGGTTTCCTGAGAGTTCGTACCCAAGATTTGTCGGGATCAAACCCATCTACCATAGTACGTCGAACTGATAAAGATCGTCCAGTATAATAACATAATTCTCGCTTCTCTACATTATAGAGGAAAACATGTTTTGAGCCGATGATTTCTGTAGGAGATTGTGGCTTATAGACATCAGTTCCAAAGACAAGTTCTTTGTCGTATAATGTGACGAGTTTAACCAGTTTTTCTGGCGTAACTCGACGCTTCTTACGAGTAATCTTTTTGGCACTTTTATATGCATACAGATCATCTACAATCTGATTAAGAAGTTCTTTGAAATCACGAAGCTCTGGACGACGGAAGTTACCATAACCTTCTTTGACTACTTCATCATCACCATCTAATGCAATAGATAGTTCCTCAATTTGATCTGTAATAAAATTGAGTTTGTTATCTACAAAATCATTGATAGTCCTACGATCAATGTCTTGAGACTTTAGAAATTGAGTAAAGCTGGCTTTTGGTTTTTTACGGGTTACGACAAAGCTATCAATAACTGTGTCAATAAAAGCTGCGATCTCACTCATAGTAGGTTGTTTTCCTTTAGGTATTCAATAGTATCAGAAGCTCCACCAATTAGCTTATCGCCAATAACAACTCGTGGAAATGTAGAACCTTCTCCAAACTCCTGAATAAAGTTCTCTCTGGTAAAATCAGTATCTAGTTTGTATTCAACAAATTGAACTTCAAGTAATCCAAAAACTTGTTTGATTTTTTCGCAATACGGACAATTTTCTTTGCTGTAAATAGTGACTTGCATAGGACCTTGACTTGCCTCCGTAGTATACCAGAAAAAAGGAGGGCTGTCAAGCCCTCCGAAGAATTAAAATTTCTTGAACATCCACTTGAATTTGATATATCGTAATTGCAAATATACTAGAAAATGATTTATCTTTATGGAAATCCAATCCAATACATTTGGATCGCTAACACAAACATAAGTAACTACCATTACAAATAAAAGAAAGTATAGTTGCATTATACTAGTGGATCATCGGTAGTGACATTTTCTGGTCGATCAAAGTAACCATTTTCCATGGCTTCTGTTAGAAGCTCGGTAATAAATTGGTCTACTGAGATACCTTTTTCTTCTGCCAAGATGTGAGCAATAGCGGCAGTCTTATCATCTAGTTCAATTTCAATCTGTTCATTTTCAGTAGTCATGATGGTAAATTAAAATAAGGGTTTTCATCATATCCTGGCGGGTAGTTTGCTTCTTCATCATAGCATGGGTTGGCACATGGAGAATCTACTTTACGATATTGACACACTCGTTTTGCCAAGTATTCTAGATCTCCAGGCTTCCCAAAGGAAAACTTAGCAACACCGTCTTCAATAACTACCCCACATGCAGGACACTGTTTCATAGCCACCCCGATCAATAGTGATACTATTTAGTCTCAGGGTGATATTTGTGTTTTAATTCGTTGACAATCATAACAGATTTTTTTAATCCAAGAGCATATTCATTATGCCCATGTTTAATTGAAATCTGTATGCTGTGTTGGATCCGTTCATAAAATTCTTTGTAGAATTGTTCGTTCATAAAATAATAACGGACAGCGGAGAATAATAGAATCGAACTATCAGGCTATTAACCTGGCATCGTTTTCAAGACGATTTACCGACCATCGGTGCTATTCTCCTTAAAGTTTATCTTTAAATGATTGATATTTTTCACCTAAAGATAAAGTAGATTTTGATTTAATTTCTGAAGTTGGTATAAAGTATATATCTCCAACTTCAGTAACTGCTAGTAGATAATCGCAAGAATTATTGTCAAATTTATGAATTGTATTTTCTGTTCTATTAGATCTAATAGATCTTAACTGAATACAATAATTTGAATTTTCTTTAGTTCGTGTAGATTTAACTTGAACTTTTTTTAAGTTGCCATCAATCTCACACACTAAATCATAACTTTGATTATCTACTAGAGGAACTGAAACATTGTAACCTTTTTTTGTCAAATATGCAATAGCATAGGATAATCCTATAGTTCCTTGAGCTACTGGAGGAAGATTATCAAACATACCTGTATAGTATACTGGTATTATTTATACTTTTAAAAGGTTACATATTATATATCAAAGATTAGATTGAGTTCTTGCGTCCATCTGACGTACAGTATAGATTGGACTCTTCATGTAGCGTTTAATTTTTTTAAGTTGCTTATTAAGTTGTTTTAGTTGCTGTAGATCCCTTTGAATTTCTGCAGGACTTTTGATTTTGTCTTCATTCAGACTAAGTTCTGGAGTTAATACGGTTTCTTCTTCTGAAACTTCAACAGATTCTACATCAATAATTTGGTCTTCCATAGTTTACTCATGAAAAAGGAGCCTCTAGAGGCTCCCATATCATAGCACGTTAGAGAGTGCTTGTCAACCGATTGCAGGGGCGGTCAGGGCCACAGGAGTGGTCTGAACGGATGCAAGGTCTAGAGGGAAGTTGTGAGCGTTACGCTCGTGCATCACTTCCATTCCAAGACCACCACGGTTCAGGATGTCTGCCCAAGTGTTAATCACATGTCCCTGACTATCCTGGATAGACTGGTTGAAGTTGAAACCGTTTAGGTTGAAGGCCATCGTGCTAACTCCCAGAGCAGCGAACCAAATACCAACAACAGGCCAAGCAGCCAGGAAGAAATGAAGACTGCGAGAGTTGTTGAATGAGGCGTATTGGAAGATGAGTCGTCCGAAGTAACCGTGGGCTGCAACGATGTTGTAGGTTTCTTCTTCTTGTCCGAACTTGTATCCATAGTTTTGTGATTCGTTTTCAGTTGTTTCACGAACGAGTGAAGACGTAACCAGACTTCCGTGCATAGCACTAAAGAGACTGCCACCAAATACCCCAGCCACACCGAGCATATGGAAAGGATGCATGAGAATGTTGTGTTCTGCTTGGAAGACGAGCATGTAGTTGAAGGTGCCTGAGATTCCGAGAGGCATTGCATCACTGAAGGAACCTTGACCGAAAGGATAGACAAGGAAAACTGCAGAAGCGGCGGCAACAGGAGCACTATAAGCAACGCAGATCCAAGGACGCATACCCAGACGGTAGGAAAGTTCCCACTCACGACCCATGTAAGCATAGATACCGATTAGAAAATGGAAGACGACCAGTTGGAATGGTCCACCATTATATAGCCACTCATCGAGTGAGTTTGCTTCCCAGATGGGATAGAAGTGTAGACCGATAGCATTGCTTGAAGGAACAACAGCACCAGAGATGATGTTGTTTCCATACATGAGTGAACCAGCTACAGGTTCACGAATACCGTCGATATCGACAGGAGGAGCAGCAACGAAAGCAACAATGAAACAAATAGTAGCAGCGAGAAGGGTTGGAATCATTAGAGTTCCAAACCAACCGACATAAAGACGGTTTTCGGTAGAAGTTACCCACTCACAGAATTGTTCCCAAGTGTTACTTCCACGCTGTTGAGCGATGGATGCAGTCATAGTTTTAAAAGAACGTAAAGGTTTATTAAAAAGTATGTGAAGAAACGTAACGTCCCTTCGACCTATTTATAGTACCACAGGTTTGGTGACTTGTCAAGGGGGCTAGCCTAAATACATATAAACTGTTCTCATGAACGAGAGAAGGACATTTAACACTCCAATTAGAGAGCCTTGGAATGCTCCAATCCATCAAATGCTAAAAGCTATAGATAATCATACAAGAGAATATCTAAAGACTGGAGATCCTTGGCATAAAGAAAAAGCAGATACGTTAAGAACATATCTGCATGAGTTAAAAACTTGGATTCACAAAGAGGAACACCATGAATGATTTTCCCTGGGGAGTTGCAATAGGACTTGGAATAGTTCTATTAGGAACCCTATGTTGTATAGTTTATATTATGATGTTAGACTACTTAGAGAGTAAACAATAAATCATTTGATCTTAGATAATCCAGAATCCCATAATGCACCCTCAGCTCTACGTCTACGTGCAAGACCCTTCTCTACGCTAGATCCTGGATTACGGTAGCGATATAGTGCCTCTGGAACCATGTGCCAAGACTTTTCTTTCAGTGTTTTGGTGATGGTAGCAAATCCATCTGACCCATAGAAATTAGCACCAAGATTATATGCAAATGAAAGTAGTGCTCCTCGCATCTCATCATTCATTTCATTCCAGTATGGAATCTTAGTGAGTGGTGGTAGAAATTGATTGCGAATTTGATATTCTAAAAGTTGATCTGCTTGTTGCAATGTAATCTTATCAGTAATCTTAAATGGATTTCCATTCATATCTTTGGTACTTCCCCAACCAATAGTGATAGGAAGTCCTCCAGTATGTGGATCATAATAAGCCTTTAATACACACCCTTCAAATTGCTTAATTAAATCTACACCACACAGAGGAACTACAGATGTATTAGGCTGTGCGTATTGATTCCTAAACCTTTTAGCAAACTCTTCTAGAACATTTGGTGGTGTATTCTGCTGAAGGTATTCCCATGCATCCATTTGATGCATGTAATCTTTGGTGTTCTTCGCTGCATCAGTTAATTTTATAGACATAAAAAAAGGAGGTATTGAACCTCCTGTATTTATTTAATTCAAAGAATTCCAGGAATAATTTGCCCAGTCGTCAAGTAAGTGCCAACTGCAATTACAAAACCAAGCATTGCTAGACGTGCATTGAGGATTTCTGCCTCAGGGGTAAAACCGAATTTCATAGTTGTTCTCCTAAATTAAAGGTTTTCTTCTTGTTCAGTTAAAATAACACAATCACTGGTGGGATATGCTACACAAGTTAGAACCCAACCTGCTTCAATTTGTTCATCATCAAGGAATGATTGTTCTTCGTTGTCTACTGTACCACTAATCAGTTTACCAGCACAAGCAGAGCAAGCACCAGCACGACAAGAGGAAGGTAGATCAGCGCCAGCTTCTTCAGCCGCTTCAAGGATATATTGATCATCGGCACACTGAATGGTAGTTTCGGTGCCATCGGGGGATTGAAGTGTAATGTTGTAAGTAGCCATCAGTATGTTTTAGAAAGTTGATTTACAGAATGGGCAAGAAGTACAAAGAATACAATGCTTGTTACAGTGAAAATTAGTTCAGTCATTTAGAAGACCCCGAAGAAGAAATTACCTGTGACCAGATAAGAAACAAGACCAGAAACAAAACCGACCATTGCCCAGCGCCCATTGTACTTTTCCTTTACTTGATTGGGGGTATCCATACCGTAGTTTTCATAATACATAGTGGGTTCTTTTGCCCACATATTCATTTGCCCACGGTCATTACTTGTTACAGTCATTTAAATTATTAAGAATTGTTGCACTAGTATATATGAAACAGGGGGTTTTGTCAACCCCCAATTGTCAGAAAATCAGAACTTGAACCCCAGACCCGTAGTGAATACAGGTGAGTAAGTACCGTTAGTAACACCATAGCTATTAGAAGCATTGGTGGTAGGGAACTTGAGATCAGCAAAACCAACTAGAGAGTTGGTGAGACGACCCTCTACACCTAGAGCTAGAACTACCTGACCCTTCTCGCCAACAGCAGACTGATAGTTAGCATCAGTATTGTTTACGAAAGGAATCTGATAACCTACACCAGTGTAGATGTTAGCACGACTTACACCAGAAGGAGCACGAGAAATACTCCAGTCATAGGACACTAGAGCACCGCCACCTGCACCAATCTGACCAGCAGGAGTACCAACTAGGTTAGCATAAGGACGAACAGCAACAGCATTCTGATTGCTGAAAGTCTTTACTGCATAACGACCTTGGATGGTAGCACCAGATACAGTACGGTTTTCGGTGTAACCATTACCAGCAACACCTTGCTTGTTCAGTAGAACACCAGCACCTAGATAGTTACCAACACCTTGAGCCTTTTGTGCAACTGCAAGTTCTAGTGCAGATACACGAGCATTAGTAGCACCTAGTTCTTTAGCAAACTCAGCACGAAGTGCGGCTGCTAGTTGTGCATCAGCAGCAGTTTCAAACTCAGTGATACGATCTAGACATGCATTTGTTAGTGCAGCTAGTTGAGCACGAGTTGCAGGTTGACCAGGACGGAAAGTGCCATCAGGGAAACCAGCAACACAACCGTAACGTGAAACTAGGTTAGAGATAGCCTGATAGGACCATTCAGTAGGCTGAACGTCACGTAGCTGAGAAACGCTAGTGACTTGTGCCATGGCAGGAGTAATCGCAGTAGTAGCAACAACACCAGCAGTGATAAGTGAACGAATCATAATTTGAAAATGATTAAGTACAGATTTTATTTATATTGTTAGGAACCATAACGTGGTTCGGTCCCTTCCCCAATATTATAGGGTAAAAGGTGGGGGCTGTCAACCCCCTTTGCAGGCTCGCCACTTGCCCTTTGACTGGAGGCAAGAAACCAGGCGGGAGTAAGCACTCCTCATCCGCACCAGTCGGCATATTTACTG